GAGATTATGAAGCCCGAATGAACAAGTATGACGAAATTTTTGAATCAGAAGACCCTCACCTAATTAAAGCAGCTAATGCATTTATCTACTTTATTAGTTTCTGGTATGTTGGAAGAGCAGTAACAAAGGAAGACTTTGACTTGCTAAAAACAGAGCAGCAAATTTTTTAAACTCTTGGCGTAAATTAATCCTAGCCCCTGCGCGAGCGGGGGCTTTTTAGTATATGGATCTAGAAGCATTCAATAAAAATCTAAAATCTCTATACTGGGAGATTGTAACTGGATCTTCTTCTTTCATTGTCAATAACAAGACATATTATGTAAAGCATATGTCGCCAAAAGATGCTGGCGTTATTGAAGTTCGCGAAAACTATTATTATAATAAAGCAAAATCGCAAGGCATTCCTACTAATGAAGAAAAGATAAAAGAGCTGATAAAAGAAGGCTCTTATAATCCAAAAGATGATAAAAAAATAGAGACGAATAGATTAACTTTAGCTAACTTAGCCAGAACTCGCAGAAAGCTTTATCTAACAAGAGATCTTGATAATATAGATAAGCAAATGAAGGAAATAAGCGAAGAAACTCGCCTCCTTGAAGAAAAGAAAAATCAATTACTTGAAAACACTTGCGAAATATATTCTGGCAAAAGAATGAATGAGTTTTATATTTATTATTCTGTTTATAAAGATGAAGAATGTAAAACCCATGCTTTCACCTTGGAAGAATTTGAAGATTTAGATCAAGGAGAATTATTTGTCTTTGTTGGTTCTTATTCAAAGAGCGCCCACAAATTCAATAACCATAACATAAAAAGAATAGGAGTTAGTGGATTTTTCCTTAATTACTTTTATTTATCTGACGATAACCCTTACTTTTTCTTTGGTAGACCAGTTACGCATCTGACATTTTATCAGGTTGAGCTATTTGGTTATGCAAGGTACTTTAAAGATCTAATGAGTAAGTCTACAATCAAGCATCCTGATGAATATAACGATGATGTAGATAAGATTATTGATTGGTATGAGTCTAGCAGCAACCTTGAGAAGCTGCATGAAGATAAGAATGCGGCTAGTGGCAAAGAAACCGCAGTTCAGGCGGTATCTGTAATGGGAGCCACAAAGGAAGACCTAAAGAAATTAAAACAAGATAACACTGGTGCCATATCTCTAGACGAAGCTGCGAAGAAAAAAGGTGGCTCATTAAGTTTTGAAGATTTAATTAAACTACACGGCGTTTAAGTGTAATTATTGTTAGGTTTAAGGACATATGGCTACATCAGCAGGTACAATTCCTATTAATGCGACATTTAACGGAGCGCAGCTTGAAAAAGATGTGCTTTCAGCGTTAAATCGTATCCAAAGCAAAAGCACTCTTAACTTAAATACGAGAAATTTCACCCAACCGCTGGGTAAAATTACTGGTCTTGCTAATGAGTTTAATAAGTCTTTAGAGGCTTCAAACGCCCGTGTAGTTGCATTCGGAGCTTCTGCTGGTCTTATTTTTGCTGTTCAAAAGTCTTTTACAGCATTGGTCGCTTCTACAATTGAAGTAGAAAAAGCTCTTACTGATATTAATATTGTATTAAATACTTCCTCTAAAGGTATTAAACAGTTTGGAGACCAGTTGTTTAATGTAGCTAAAACTACAGGCTCTTCTTTTAAAGATGTCGCCTCTGCCGCTACAGAGTTTTCAAGACAAGGTTTAGGTCTAGAAGAGACGCTAAAGAGAACAAGAGACGCTTTGATCCTTACTCGTCTTTCTGGTCTTGATGTCGTTTCTAGCACAGAAGCTCTTACTGCTGCTGTAAACTCGTTCACTAAAGAAGCCTTAACTACAACCGATGTCGTTAATAAACTTGCGGCAGTTGACGCTAAATTCGCCGTAAGCTCTAGAGATCTTTCTGAAGCTCTGCAACGTGTAGGATCTTCTGCCAGTGAAGCTGGTGTTAGTTTTGATGAATTACTAGGTATTGTCACTTCTGTTCAACAAACTACTGCCCGTGGTGGTGCTGTAATTGGTAACGCTTTAAAAACAATTTTTACAAGAATTGAGAGACCTCAAGTTATTAGTGATTTAAAAGATTTTGGTATTGCTGTTACTGATATTTCTGGTAACGCTTTACCAACTATTAAAGTAATTGAAAACTTAGCTCAGTCTTTCCAAAATTTAAATCCAGTTGTTAAATCTCAAGTCGCTGAACTTGTTGGCGGCGTTTATCAGATTAACATTTTAAAAGCTGCTTTGGCAGATGTTTCAAAACAAAATTCTTCTTTTGCAGAAGCGACAAGAGCTTCTTCTCAAGCGGCAGACGAAGCTATTATAAAGAATAAAGCATTAAACGAAAGCCTCTCTGCTTTAATTAATACAACAACTGTTAACTTTACTCAATTTGCTACTAAAATTGGAGAAGTCAGTGTAGCTCCCGGAATTAGAAAAATTTTAGGTTTAGTGAATGACGGTTTGGAAAGCTATAACGAAAAGGACTCAGAAGGTGTTGGAGAAAAAATTGCTACAGGTTTATTAAAAGGTATTACTGATTTCGTTACTGGCCCCGGACTTGGGCTTGGGGCTTTAGCTGTTGGAAAATTAATAGGTAATTTTGCTACTTTCGCTGGAGATGCGACAAGAAACATTTTAGGATTAAATACTCTAGGAAGACAGCAAGCTGTAGTTCAAGGAGAAATAAGCAAGATCCTTTCTAATAATCCTCAATTAATCCAACAAATTATAGCAGGTACAAAAAGCCGTTTACAAGTAGAAAAAGAAATAAAGCAAATACTAATTGAACAAGCAGCAATTTCAGAAAAAATAAAAACAAGTTCAGCAGACATTGGTGCTAGGTTTTTAGCTTCTGGATTAGGGGTTTCTACTTCTGGCGCTATTACCGGAAGAAGAAGTGCTGGAGGTTATATTCCCGCTAAACAACAAGCTGCTGAAATGGTAGGGGCAATGCAGGGAGGATATGCTCCCGGTAAAGTAGTTGCTGCTCCTAAATCAATTGGTGGAGTAATGAATACTGCCGAGACGGTTAAATATATTCCCGGCTTCGCTCAACCTTATATTTTGCCTCCTAAAGGTTCTGGCGCAGCACAAGATTTGGCATCAAAGTCGATGGCAAAGAATGGAATTAATCCTTATATGGCTAGAGGATTCGTTCCTAATTTTGCTCCAAAACCCTTAACTAATCCTTCTTATGGAGATAATGATTGGTGGCTTGGATCTGGTTTATCTGCTTCCGTTTCTCTTTCTCAAATTGCAACTGGAACAGCAGCAGCTTGGAGTCAAGACAAAGGTTTTTATAAAACCGATGGTTCTGCTTTTACTGCAAATGATTTAAATACATTTGTTAGAAGAGGAGCTACTTATGGAGATATTAGAAGATATGTTCCAGATAGTATTTTAAAAGATGATCCAAGATGGAAATCTGGAGCTATATCAGATTTAAATGCCATAAGACGCGACTTTGCTCCCGGAAAGAAAATAGCAGGTCAAGAAAACATCAAAGAAGGAATTAGGCAAGTTTATGAGCCTTATGTTCCTCCTGCTTCAATGCTTGTATTTGATTTAGACGCAAAGAATAAAGAGCTTTTTGCAGATGAAAATACCGGAGAAATATTAACCAAGAGAAAAGAAGACGGAAGAGCTTTTAAGATTAAATCTTATGCTTTAAATTCATCTTCTCAAAATGAAGAGAAGACCAATCTAATTACACAAACAGCAGATTTCTCTCGTAGAGTAACAAAGCAACTCGCTAATTACATTAGACCCGGAGAATATTCGGATGGTTCTGTTGATGACTTTTTTAATAGAGCGGGTAAAAATTATTCTGTTCTTGCTGGCACTATTTTCGAAGCTTCTACTAATCTAGCCGCTAATTACACAAGAGATCAAGCTGGTGGCGGTGGTGGGGATTTCGACGTAATTGGAGGAAATATTGGAAATGTAAGACAATTTTTCCCCGGATTTGGAGACCAGTATGGAGATTATAAATTAAGAAACAATGATGACGCTGTAAGATCGTTTATTGGCAAAGTTAAGAAGCGATTTGCGCCGCAAATGGCCGAGCATTTTAAAGCTCAAGAAAAAAAGGTAGGTCAACTCAGCACTGGATTTTCAAAAGGTTTTATTCCTAATTTCGCTCCTCAACAAATGGACTTTGATTGGTCAGGTGGAGTAGCCCCTGCTCCTGTACCTGTCCCAGTTCAAATTGATGAACCAATGGCAATTGGAGAAAGAAGCGGATCTTCTTTATTCATAAAGCCAGACGGAACTTTAAAAGTTTCTTTTTTACGCAGTACAGAAGGAAATCCTTTGTTTTCTATAATCAAAGGTCTTAAGAAGGGCATGATTAAAAAAATTGATGCTGGTGCTATTATTGGACCTAGAGTTCCAAATCTTATCACTGGATTAAAAAATGTTCTTCCTGATTTAAGAAGAAATAGTCCCTTGATTCCCTCTTCTATTCCTATTGTAGGAATGTTCTCTCCTAAAGAGTTAATGTCAAATCTTTATAAGGATAGAGCTGAATTACAGTATTCTCTTGATAAAGATTCTTTAGACCAGATTAATAAATACTTAATTCCAAAAGGATTTGAAGTTCAAAAAGGTGGAGCGCCAAATAGATATGACGACTTTTCAACAATTGATAAATCCACTGGACAAGCTGCTACGTTTTATAATTCGGAGGACAATGTGTTTTTGCCAGAGTCTTTTTCGATGAATAGCTACATGCTTAAAAAGATAAAAACCATACCCGGAGTTAATTTAAATTTAAAGAAGAGAAGAGAAACAGGTTCTTATGGATACAATCGTGAAGATTTTTCAAAATTAAGAAAAGCTTTTGAAGAAATGGGTATTTTATCGACTTCTCCAGAAGGTAAAGCTACTTGGCAAAACCTGTCAGATAATGGTTATGGAGAATATGTAAGATTAGAAAATCTTTATCCTAATGGTCTTTCTAAGGGTTATATTCCCAATTTTAATCCAATTAAAGAAGCGATGGGAAGAGAAATGGCTGCTGGTTATTCTTCTTCTCAAGTTAGAATAGGTCAAAATAGTAAATTAAAAACAAGCTTTAACCCAATGGGATTGGGCGTTTATAATTCTACAGAAGGATCTCTTAATAATGGAATTGGTTTGGCAGAGAAAGCTGGTATAAATCCCAAAACAAAAGGAATGTCTGCAAGGGGACATATCCCTAATTTTGCTGAATTTGGTGGATTAGATCTTTTTGCTGTGACTAGTTCTCTTGCTGCATTGGCATTTAGTGCTAGAGATTTCAACACGACACTTAAAGAATTAAAAAATGGCACAAAACAAGTAATAGACGATAATACAAAAAGCGCAGCTAGTGCCAGTAATGCAATTAAAAAAGCAAACGATGACTTGGATAAAATTTTAAAAGATCAGAAGGCCGCAGTTAAAAAACAAAATGCAGCAGTTGCCGCTGAAATTAAAAAAACGTTTTCGAACATTAATCCTACAACTTTAAAAACTATTGGCGGTAAAGGCGCTGTCCCAATGAGTCTTGGCGGTAGTATGCTTACAGCAGCAAATACTGCACAAATTCAAAGATTAGAAGAGCTAAGAAAAGAAAAACAAGAAAATGCAAAAAAAAGAAAAGAAACAGAAGACAAAGCTAGAGCAGACAGAGAACAGGTAATTAAAGAAAGTCTAGCGACACAAAAAGAAGCAGGTGAAAACATTAAAGCTGCTCAGGCTGGCAAACTTGGAGCAATGCTCTCACGTTTAGGCCCATCAGTTGGTATAATTGGTAGCACATTGGCTAACGTTGGCGCTCAATTTGTTCCTGCTGAAAATAAAAAAACACAAGCAGGTTTATCTGGTGCTGGTGACGTACTTTCTTTAGCAGGTACTGGCGCAGCATTTGGACCAGTGGGAGCAGCAGTTGGAGGTGTTTTAGGATTGGGAGTAGCAATTAAAAAAATTGCAGATGCTGACGCTGAACAGGCTATTGATAAAATAAGCAAAAGCTTAGACATTACAAAAGAAAAGGCTTCTGCTTTTTCTGGCGCTGCTCAGAATTATGCGACTTCATTAGAAAGTTTGCAGAACGCTCTAAATGATCCTAAAGCTCAACCTCAAGCTTTATTAAAATTCCAAACAGCGATAACTGATTCGCTTTCTTCTATTCCTGAAGAATTTAGGGGTAAAGTATTGGCCGCAGGAACTGATATTACTAAAGTGTCTGAAGCTATTGCTAAAGTAAATAAAGAATTTGCAATTTCACAAGAAAATCTAGAAAGACAATTAGCAATTACTAAATTAGTTAATAGTAAAACTGGAATCTTCAGCGGGAATACTTTAAATAAAGCTGATCAAGATCAATTTACTAGATTATTTACTCAGTCTATTAACCCAGAAAAAATATTGTCTAATTTCAAAGGTGGCGCAGGAGAATTTGAAACTTTCATAAATCAATTAAAGCCTTTGGGAATTAAGCAAGAAAGCTATAATATTCCGGGCAATCAAATGGGCGCAGCTACAACATACACAGCTTCAGTAGTAAATAAAGAAGCTTTAGCAGATATTAGATCTCAACTAGAATCAAAAGGAATCTTTGGTGCAGAAATAGCCGATGCATTTGAAAAGACTTCTAAAGACATTAACCCAAAAAATCTTATAGCTCTTTTTGATGCTATTGAAAAATTTGGTAAAGGAGTTTTTAGCGCAAGAGAGGCTGGACAAAATCTTGTAGAAATTCAAAAACAAAACGTTGAAATATCAAGAAAGAGCGCTCAAGTATTAAAAGATTTAAATCAAAAATACGAAACTCTAAATATTAATCTTTCTAATCAAATTGAAGCTGAAAAAAATAGAGCAGCTACTCTTAGAGATTTGAAGAAAATCGAAGCAGAAGGCGCAGTACAATTAGGAACCGCTAGAGCAAAAGGGGCATTAAATTTGGTTTCTCCTTTTATGACAGAAAGATCGAAGTTTGAAGCAGAATCTAATTTAGAAAATATCGCAATTCAAAATAGAATTAATGCTGAAAATAGATCCGTTTTAGATAAAACTTTATCTTCTTTTACAGATACTATTACTAAAAAGGCAGATGAAATAAGATCGAAAGCATTGCCATCAATAACAGATTCAAGCAAAACTGAGACAGAAATAACAAAAGAACTAAATGTATTTAGCACAAATATTCAAAAAATTTCTCCTTTAATATCTAAGTCTTTACAAGATATAAGTGCTGGTGGCAACATAGAAACAATCAAAGATACTCTGGTTAAATCAATCACAGACTCGGGAATATTTAAAAAACCAGAAGCTGATTTAATAGCAGGAGAATTGCAAAATACTTTCGAAGGGATGCTTAATGAGTTAATAAAAATTACTCAACAAGGAGATTACGACAGAGCTATTCAAAAAGTTAGCGCTGATTATCAAAAAAGATCTTTGGCTTTGTCAGAAAAGCTTAGTTTAGCTGGGGGCGCAGCAGCTTTAGGTTCTACTGGTCAAGTAGGAGTTTCTGAAATGTTTGATAAATTGACTGAGTTAACTTCTCTGCTTGGTAAAAACGTAAGATCAGGAAATGATATAGAAAAAGGCTCTGGTGTTTTTAGATTATTAGATACTCTTTCTAATCAATTTAATATTAGAGGCGCTGGAATTGGCTCCGAATTAGCTCCGTTACAAAATATATCAATAAGGGCTAGAGCAGCACAATTGCAAAAAGAAGGAGCAAGAGGCAGAGAATTAACTAATATTGCTTTAATTGAACAAACCGGAAGAGGAATAGAGGAAGGGGGCGCACTAGACAAGGCGTTTAATAAATTAAGTGAAGATTCACTAAGTGTAGCAATTGATCAAATAACTTCTCAGTTAAAACTTGAAAATATGGGTACTTATTTCGATTTATTAGCTCAAGAAAGTCAGTATTTAAATGAGCTAACAAAACAGCAAACAGAGATTTTGGCAAAACAAGCTCCAGATATTACTAAGACTTTTACAGACGTTACTACTACCCAAGTTGGGGCGAAATTGGAATCTCTTAATATCAATTTAGTTGCCGCATTGAAAGAAATAAATGCTACACAAAATAGAATTGAGTTAAATAAAGATATACAAAATTTATTACCTGTTTCGTCTGTTGCGACCCGAGAAGCCGCACTAAAAGAAATTAAAAATAATCTTGATCGCTACAACTCTTTTAAATCATTTAATATTTCAGGAGAGAAGTCCTTAGAAGAAAGGCTTTTAACAGGAAATCCTGCTGATAATAGCCCATTAGAAACAATCGCTGACGAACTCTTAATAATAGCTAGTAATTTCAAAATTCCTGTTGCTAACTTAGTGCTACTCTTTAATAAATTAAATCAAAGTTTTCCCGGTGGTAATAGTGGAGCTTTTAATGCTTCTGCTTCTTCAGCGGTCTCTTCTAATCAATCACCATATAAATCTTTTGGCTTCGGAGTTCTGCCAACAGGAGTAGCTCCTATAGCAAAACCTCAACCTTTAATTGAGGCTGAGAAAGCCTTAGCTGAAACTCAACGAAAGATCCAAGAAGCAAAAAATGCTAAAATAGCAGAGATTAATAAAGTATATAGTGAAGGCAATAAAGCTCTTGCTGATCAGTTATACTTAGAAATGCAAATAAATGATCGCAGAAACGAAATAACGCAACGTTTAGCATCTAACGAAAGGGAGCTAGACATATTATACAATTCAGAATATGGCGATACTTTCTTCAAAGAAGAAAAAGCAGCCAAAATGAATGCGCGTATAGAAGACAATGCTAGACTTGGAAAAGTCGATATAGGAGCCATAACAGAAAAGAATACAGAGTATAATAGAGCAGATTTTGCCAAAGATACTGGTCAACTAATCGATACTTTCCAAACTGATTTCAAGTCTGGAATTGCTAGTGCATTTGGTGAAGCTATCAAAGGCACAAAGACTCTAAAGGACGCATTTAGAGACATGTTCCAAGGCATCTTAAACAGAATGCTTGATAAGTCTTTAGAAATGGGCGTTGATGCTTTATTTGCTTTTGGCAAGTCTTACGCTCAAAGCGCAAAAAATGGAGGCTTAATTAAAGGCTACAATTCTGGAGGTATGGTCACTGGGGGCTCTGGAATGAAAGATGATGTACCTGCTATGATGAGCGGCGGCGAGTACGTTATCAAGAAGTCTTCTGTTAATAAATATGGCGCTAATTATCTAAGGGCTTTAAATGGCGGTCTCATTCCTAAATATGCAACTGGAGGATTCTCTATAGGCCCATTGCAGAATGAATTCTTATACAATGATCCTGAGCGCCCAACTTCTGGAGAATACGCAGTAGACTCTAGATTGTCAGCAATGGCTCTCTCTGACGAAAACAATCCTCAAAATAGAATAAGAGAAGATCGTTTTAATAAGTTAGATCAATACTTACAAGACCGAGATCAATTCGAAAGAGATAAAAAACAATCTCTTAAGAATTATAGAAATCAAGTAAATAGCACTTTCTATTCAGGTCTAACTGCTGCCGCTGTCCAATTAGGTGCTGCTGGATTGACAATGGGAGCGCAAAAATTAAATGCAAAGCCCAAGTTTTCTAATATTCCCGGAGCAGGATTAGAACCCGGAGGTGCAGGATTTAGTCAAGATCAATTAAATGCTCAATACGCAAGATATGGAAGAGCAAATGGCGGTTATATACCTAAATTTGCTGGCGGTGGATACACAGGCAAAGACAATATCCCTGCCTTATTAATGGGTGGCGAGTACGTTATGAATAAAAAAGCTGTCGATATGTACGGCAGAGACTTCATGGGTCAATTGAACTCTGGCAGTCTTCCTAAGTATGCTAGTGGAGGGATGGTTGGTACAAGTTACACTGGTCAAAATACTCCTCAAGACAGTGTAGAAGAATTGGTCGCTGCTCTCAATACTTTAAATGAAAACCTTTCAAAGGACACAGGAATAACTCAATCTGAGTCTGGCAAAATTTCAGCCGCTGGAGTCACTCAAGAATCTGGAATGTCTGTAGTAAATAACATTTCAATCAACATGACTCAAGGCGGAGAAGTTACTTCTGAGGCTACTGCTTCTACCCAGCAAGGTAAAGATGCCAATCAAAACAACATTCAAAACAATGCCAAACTTGCTGAATTACTTAGAAGCAAAGTTGTTGAAGTCTTGGTTGAGCAAAAGAGACCCGGAGGGTTACTTTACGCTAGTAGATAATTCTTTAATCTTAGAGTCTATAGTCAGTATAGCCTGATTATAGATTTGCTCTATGTTGCTGTCTTTAGCTAGAGGAAGATTTAGAAATGGAGTCTTTTCTACTTTTACAATGAAGGGATGACTTGAGTATTCTTTATTTATTGGTTTATTTAAAGTAATACGATATCTCTTTATGTATATTTCGCCACAGAGGAAAGGGTCTTTAATCTTTTCGTTTAAATCTGCGATTATAGATGAACCTTCGTGCTTAACATCTAGTACAGAAAAGAACTTGAGTTCTTTATTATTGTTTTTGCCCAAGATTACAGAAAGCTTGGCTCCTTTGCCAGAGCCGCCTTCTATTTCTGCTTCATTAAAATTTTGGCAAAATTTGCCTTTACTAATTAGATTTAATTCTAAGATGCCGCCATTAGAGTCTATAGAGACAACCTTAAATAAAGCTTTTTCTTTCTTATCTAAGCTATTCTCAAAATAAGAACTATTAGAAAGACTAACTATTTCATTGACTTTATATCCACTACCTTTCTCAATAACATCGTTAACAAGCGCAACATAATAAGTTTTAAAATAGCAATCAATAGTATCACCATCTAATACCAAGTCTTTTGCATTAGAATCAAATTTAATCCTTGACTCAGAGACGACAGAGAATGGTTTATTGTAATTAATAGAATTAATACGAACAGCAGAGAACTTCTCTGGACTACCCATTATTTCAATTTCTTGGCCTGAATTAATAGAAGACCAGTTGGCTAAATTATTTGAATAAAAATGCTCGTCACCGAAACAAAACAACACATCTGTCATATTTACATTATATTGCCAATCACTGCTTTTACAATAGGATGTTTTGCGTTTTCTGCTTCGTATCCGCTAATTTTAATCTCTGGATCTGAAATATAACCACTACCTAGCTTTTCCATTGTTATTGAAAGAAGCTCTCCTTTTGATCCTCTAATAGCATGAGCAGAAGCAGTTATTCCATAATTAAACTCACTTTCTTCAGGTTGAGCTATAGTAACAGAAGGCACAGGTTCTGAACAACCATAACCGGGGTCAATGATTTGTATGTCTACTATATTATAAAAAGCGTTAAACTTATTGATCTTTTCGCAGTCATGAATGTGATGCATCTCTGTTCTGCAAGAGAGTTCTCTTAAGAAGTTTTTATTCTTTTTAATGATCTCTGTTTGTTTGTTATTAGGGGTCTCTAATGATATGATAAAATCAATATCAAGCTTTTGCAGTAAAGCGTTTCTTTTAGAAGTGAATTCTTTTACTTTTTTATTGATAAGCTCTTCTTTTTTCCATATTGAATTACCATCAGGTAAAAATTTTCTATGTTCTAGTACGCTTTGATCAATGTGTTTTTCTAATGGTACAATATAATCGACTACTTCATAGTCTACTCCTACAAGATGAAGCTTGTTTAGGTTATCCATTAAGTTAAGAGAAGACTGCAAGTATTTGTAGCCGCCGTTTATAAAATATACTATATAGTGTTTCATTTTAGTAAGTTATTACTATTGATAGTTCTAAGGCTTGAATGTGAAAATTATATAAAGGAAATTGATTTTTGAAATTTAAATGTGCAAAAGCTAAATTTTTTGGGCTCTTAAACTTCCAAAAGTATGGGTTAGTTATTGATGTGGTTGCAGCGTAACTGTTAATATAAGTATAATAATTTGCATAAGGTACATTTTTTAAGGTGACCTTAATAATATTATCATCTCCGGGAATTATTTGAGTCTTATCTGCTTCGCTGGCAATAAAGTCTTCTCCTGCGAAGCAGTATACTTTTATAGCCTTAGCCTTATTAACGTTTCCAATTGCGAAAGAAATAGATAAAGACTCGTTTTCTAAAACGGGCACTCCAGCATAAAATAAAGTATTTATACCATTGCTCAATGAATTAGTAGTTGCTTGATTTATAGCATAAATAGTAAAGTCTTTCGGTTCTCTATTTATAAATATCTCAACAGATTTGGTGCTAACTCCGAGTTCAGAAAAATTATTTTCAGGAGTTACATTTATAGCATTAAAAGATGAATTAAGTAGTCCATCATTTAATACATTATTAAATACTGATTTAGCGCTGGCTTCTGTGTTTGAAGTTGAGGCATTTACAGGGATTAAATAAGTGTTTATATTGTCAGGAATCATGCTCTTTATATTGCCAGTAAATGTTGAGTTGTTTAATCTAGTAATAGATATGTCAAAGAATTCTTCGCCTCCTTCACCAAAAGAACTATTGCTGATTTTTACTTTAGAGCTAAAGACGTTAGAGGTTACTAATTCTGATTCTACTCCTTTTAATAATTGCACAGGAGCAGCAGGGTCGGCAACTAAAGCTCTTGTGAAAATCTTATTTCCGTTTAAAACGTAAGCTCTCTTGCCTGTGGGTATTTTTGGAGATATAGAAGCATTAGGTATATTATCTCTATTCTGTAAAGAGAGTTTATAATAAGCCATAGTGCCATCTGGATCTGAAGATAAAACCTTATCGTCTTTACCTCCTGCGGATAAATTAGCATTTGTAGTAGGCTTGTAAATTACGCTTTTCCTAGATATCGCATAATTAGGAGAACGTAGAGTATTAACGCTAGTTTCAAATGTGCTTTCAGTTAATATTGTTTTGTTAAATGTAAAATGAAGATATCTTGTATCCGCATCTTTTAACACTGATTCTAATGAGAAAGACAGAGGGGTTGATGACTCTTGTTTTATAATAATTGGGTTACTAATTTGAGCATAGTTTCTGCCTTGAATACTGTCTTTATCAATAAAACTAGAATAGTAATCTAAAATATTCCTTACTGTTCCTGCGTTTGAATTAAACTGCCAAGCGAACATCAGGGAGTCTACGGCGATTAAATAAGCGTTATAAGAAGTAGAATCAAAACCTTTACCATTGTCGTCACTTAAGTCATTAAAATTAAAGATCGCTTGGTTATTTGGTATGCTTACAAAATGAGAGTCAATTATCTCTTCGCCAGTTGCGTCATTAATTGAGAGAGGTGTGCCATCAGAATTATGATTTATTGAATTAACGCCAAACTTGAAAGTGCTATTGCTGGGTATTAATAACAAATAAAATGCATTAATAAAAGAACTCGCTGTATCTTGCTGAATAGTAAATTTTAATCTATTTGATCCTTGGCTTGTAACAATAGAGTAGGTCGCTCTTGTGTCATTTAAAATTGCATTTAGAGAAGCTTTTAAATCAGCATCTTGATTATCATAAGTTACTAATAAAAATCCATCTGCATTCTTGAATTCGTTTGAAGTAGACTTCATGCCAGAATCCGTAAATGTTCTCTTGTCTATAGCTAAAGAAAAGTCTCTATATCTACCTAAAACGTTTGAAGTTTTATAATTATATATATTATCGTTAGTGCTGTCTTCGTCAAACGTTAAATACTCTTCCCAGCTTGTGGAGGAATTGAGATATTTGTCATAGCTAGTAATAAAGGACTCTTTTGTATTTACTTTCTCAGGTATTATTACTATTCTATAAGGGTAATCAAGATTATTAAACTTGTTTGGATTCTTTATAAATTGCAGGGGTATGTTAAACAATAAAGACTCTGAAGGTTTAATTGATTGAACTTGTGATGGTATTGAAGATTGAAAATACTCTGATTTTGTTAAAGTAATTGGAGATCTAAAGCTATAGGCTTTATTATTTACAGTAATAGAAGAACTTGTATTTACATCATCATAAGTAATTGCAATAATTGGAGAAACAAATGTTTCATTTGAATTGTTAGAACTTGAAGCTTCAACATAAGACAATGGAGAACTGTTGTTTATATTTGTGCCGTAAATTCTTATGGAACCTTTTATTTTTTCTTTATCTAGTACAGTTCTTACATAGGATTCATAAATATCAATTGGCACAAACGTAAAATCACTAGAGCTATTTGGATTAAAATCAGATCCGTAGAATGCTTTGTTAAATATTTTAAACCCTATTGTAGTTTCTTTTATAGAAGAGTCGTAGAAAATTTCGACGCTAACTTTGCTCTGATCTATTACGCCGTTAGATTCTGCAACTCCAAGAGTAAATAAGGCTCTTAAAGGAGCAGAAGCTTCTGGTACTGGCGCTTTTGCTGGAGTGATATTGAGTCCAGATTCTATTTGGGCATATTTTAAGTGATACATTTGGGAACCCATGACAGTGTAGCTACTTCCCTCTGTAGATTCTTGAATTCTAAATATTCTATAAAAATCATAATCACTATCTGTAGAGCCATTTAAATTGCCTGAGTTTTCCAAAGCCCAAGTTATTGATTTTGGAGACATTCCAGATGCTCCAGTAAAATAAGATAATCCAGTTACATTTAATCCAGAAGCCATTACTGGTGCTAATCCAGTGATTCTTATAGAATCGTAATATTGACCAGTTATTAAGTTGCCGCTATTAATTATAAAAGAGTTAGTCAGCGGTTGCCTGTATTCGTTATAATCAATATTGCTATTTACTGCTCCTGCAAAACTGGGGTCGAGATTATACTTAGGAGATAGTATTGTTAATTTATAGCTTTGATTTCCTGAGAAATTGAAATCAAGTTTTCTATCTAACGCCAATATGCCAGTAGTCGCATTAACGCCCCCAGAGATATTAATATTATTTAACCTTCCTCCTACTGTCTTGTATTTTCTATTGTAATCATAAACCTTAATTACGTCTCCGGGTTTTAGATATACGCACTCTGGGCCAGATTCAAAAGATACGGTCTCTGTTTCATTATACTCTGATGCCAACAACCATCTGCCAAGTCTTTGAGCTTGACCTCTGCTGGTGCATCCAAAGGCTGTTAATTCGGTTTCTTTAAATCCAAATTTTCTAACCGCTTCAATATTTTCAACGTATTCTACTGCTGGTTTATAGAAATTATTTTTATCAATATAACGAACATATACAGCAGAGTTTCTGTCTTTTAGTGAAGTAGATTCGTAATTGAAGTTTCCATCAACAACATTAGAGTTAGTAAAAGAGTAAATAGGGGTCTCTTCTGGCATGTCATTTATAGCGTAAATGAATCCATTTGAGTAATAAAACATTCCTCTAAATACTGATGCCATGTCAGACAATACTTTGAGAGCGTCATCTTGACTTTGTATATAAAGGTTACAAGTAAATCTTGGTTCTACTCCTCCAAATCCATCTGAAACAAGTTCATCGCAATACTTGGCTATTTGATAAAGAGACCATTTGTCTACATCATTTTCTGTAACATAATTACCTACTCCATATCTTTTATTCGTTAAGAGATCATAGAAGCACCAAGCTGGATTATCGGTCCACTCTTTATTAGTTTTAAATTCTCCATCCCAATAATCGTTTGATGTAGAATAAGGTAAAACTCCCGCTACATCGTAAACAACTGTTTTCCTAGAAAGACCTTCTGAGAAAAGATTTCTTGCAAAAGCTTGAGTCAAAGAAAGCCTGTCAAAATCAATTTGATTTACTCTAATAGAATCAGCAAATCCTTGTATTTTGCCGCCGAATCCAGCGCCAGATTTGTCTGTAAATATTTCTATTTGATTATTATTTGTTATAAAGTAAGAAGGTATAAATGGACCAGTTTTTGTATTTGCTGCATTATATGTTTGCCCAGCAGCGAGAGGGATAAGGACTTTAACCTGTTCTTGAGAAGAATCAAGAGTTATTGAAGTAGAAGACCCATCGAATGTTTTATGTGCGTCTAATTTGTTATAAGCATCTAAAGCTGCTTGAGAAATGGCGCTTATTTGTACTCTTTGATTTATTTCATTTTGAAAAGTAGCGTCTGAATTGGGCCTCCATAAAGCTCCTACGCAAAGAGTTTGGTAGCTGGAGTAATTAGCGATATTTATATTGCATTGAATTTGTTTCTCAAGATTTACTAGAACATCTATTTCTGCATTTAGTATGTCTGGAAAGTATTCTTTAGTAAGTCTTCTTTCAATAACAGGAACAAAAGTTGAAAACTTTCCTCCTGTCTGTTGTGAGGCTGCATTAAAATTGCAGTATATATATTTATAACAAGTTTCTGGTAAGTTGTTTATTTCGCCACTATAAGAGGTGTCTTCTTTAAATGTTATAGATTTTATTAAATAAAAATCTTTTAATTCTTGAGCTAACGCTTTTTCCCCTCCATCAGTCGTAAATCTTCTAACTGTAAAATAATCGTTTATCCAAGTTCTGTCGGATATATTTATGTTATTTACTTTAGCAGCGTTTGCGTTGTATGATATGTTTGGTTTGACTACTTTTGGTAATGCATAAAAACTAATTCTTGTAAAAGCGTCTTTGAGTCTGGTTGTTGAATACCTTGTCGAATCTAATGCTTTCGTTATGGTGTATTTTTTACTATCATTTGAAGAAATAATTGTGAGTATTAAACTTACATTTTCTCCAGATATAGTCATAGAAAGATTAAATTGATTATCTCTATGAATTAAAGTATAGTTACCGTTTGAAATGCTTGCGCTTAGTTTAATGAAAAAGTCGGAATAGAAGCTGCAAAATCCTTGATCTTTTAAAGAAAAATTAGATGGAACGTTCGAGTTTTTCCAATATCTTTGAGGTATTAAATCGAATTGATAGTAATCAGACGAAGCTAAGTTGCCTCCTGCGTAAGTATAGGCTTTTGTTGATTGACCATTAGCGCAAAGAGTTTTTAATGGCATTTTTAAATAAGTGCTTGCGCCTACATTAAGAACATTGATATTATAAGACCCACTTGTAGTCGTAGTGCTTATACTGTTTCTGGTTACGTTCCACTTGTTATTTAACCAGTTTCTTATCTTTATGCCGTCTGATTTAGACAAGGCTTTGTTGAAAACTAATATTTCAAATACGGTACATCTACTAGTGGCTCCTGCTGAATTGATAGCTAATCCTTTTGGGGCGGCTACTGCAAAAACTGGTTTTGCGTAATAATTAGTGTTTTGCCAAAAAATATTTATATCTTTTAGATTGTTTACGCTTGTTCCTGCTATGTAAGTATTTGCGTCATTAGAAGTGTCCCAGTAATTAGATCGATTGAATTGATAAAAATTAAGGGGCATTACGCCATAGACTTGCGCTCCTATAACAAATGTGCTATTAAATTTAGCATCGAAACCTAAAACAAAAGAAGAAGGTGTGGTAGATGATGAAATTATCTTGTTTCTTTCTGCGCTTGTTGCGCTATCATGCCATTTGCATACTGTAAAAATAGTATAATTGTTATTAGCGTCAGAAAATGAGGCGGTTTCGGTTTGATAAACGAATCTTACTTTTTGACTTGTCGTAAATGAAACTCCATAATTTCCATTGGGGCTTTGCTCTGAGTGGCTTGATCCATATGTTGGTCTAGCTGTAGTTCCAGCAGGAGATGCGTAAGTTCCATCTCCTAAGATACATTTTATAGTTGATCCAGCTACAGTATTGGGCCAACTAGTTACGGCTCCTGTTGAAGTGGTTAAGGAAGGATTACTCGCATCAAACTGAGCAATTAACCCATCTGTAATCGGAGGATTAACATTGTCAGAATTTGCATAAGAATTATTTTCTCCAATAAAGAAATCTGTTGTTATTACTTTATCGGTTTTCTTAAATGAATTGCTTTCTGTAATTGAAAGAGGCGTAGTATTGCCGTAAGTCTTCGTTACTGGGTCATAATTAGCAGGAACTTTAACCTTTAGTAGCTTAACATCGTATGATCTTTCTGGTATTTTTGAGAAGTATGCGGCATTAAATTTAGAGGTTACGATTGCAGAATTAGTGTACCTGAATGAAGAAGAATAAATTTCAGTAATACTTTCTAAACTTATAAAAGAAACTCTTGAAGAATAAGTATCTTCTGGGCTAATTTTTAATACTGAAATATCCCAACCTAACCAATTTTCATTTTCATTTAATGAAAGGAATTTAGAAGAAGTATCAAAGACAACTTGTTTAGCGTAGCCTTGAGTGACTTTTCCTTTTGATTCTATTTCGAATACTTGAGGAAACGAATCTACGTTAACTACTAGATCTTTTGCGTCATTAACTACTTTAACTTTATCTGAAGTCAAAGGAATAGTTGCAGAATTACCGTTGTAGCCTTCTTTATAAATTGGAGATATCCTAATTCTAATTTTAAAATTATGGCGTATTACAGAGCCTACTCCTGCATCTAGCGTCTTTCCATCGGCGAGTTCAACTTCTCTGGTTGAGGGGTCTAATGTAAAATTGCCATTAGCTTTATTTGCCGCAGTAACTCCTTCTATTTTTAATCCTTTTTCTACGGCTTCTAGGTCTTGATATTTCAAAGCAACATAAAGAGAAGAAACTCTAAAAATAAGAGACATCTTTTTGCACTCTCTATTAAGAATGCGATAGGTCTTTTGATAATCAAGAACATCGTCTTCAGTAGTAGCTAGTTGATTTGGTCCTCTTAATCTTTCTCCTATTGAACGAATATAAGAAACGTTGTCAAACTCTCCTCCTGATGAAGTGCCTACTGGAGTTCCATTTGTTACTTGGATATTTATTTGTTGGAAATTGTATTTATCTTGGCTATCTAAAAGGGGTGTTTGATTCCACTGCACTGATCTTAAATACTTTGATTCGCCGTCGCTTCCTACCACTGATGGGTATTCATTATAAGTAACTTTTTTAAAACCTAGGTCTCCAACTTGGCCTGAAAAAAGATATTGTCCTTCAAGTAAACCTCCAATTGGTCCTTCTGACAAAAGATCTTTTACTTTGGCAAATTGATATACATTATAAGCAAGGCCATCGTAAACAAATCCCTCAACATCTTCATATGCAGCAGTTGGTGATGGGGCTTGACTTGCTGCGCCTCCGCCGCCAAAGCCTTTTATGTATTTGAAATCTTCAAAGTTATTCATTTTATATATTATTAATTTGATCTTTTACGTCTACTGCCGTTGATTTAGTGCCGAGTTCAACATTATTAACAGATACTTCAACTGTTTGAGATCCTATTTTCATCTTGCCGTAACCAATTGGTACAGGACCACCTTCTCCAAGAATGTTAGAAGGTCCGTCAAATAAGTAGTTTGGTTTGCTGCCATCTTCTTGAATCTTTCTAAAATCATCAAATTTTGGAGGAGACATCATTAATAGCGTGATTCCTGTTACGGCTAATCCGATACCTGCGCCGATTAGTGCGCCAGACAAAATGGTTGCTCCCATTCCTCCTTGGGCTCCTGCCATGCCAAGAAATGTAACTCCCCCTGCTGCTCCTATACCTGAAGCAATTAATATAACTCCAAGAACTAAAGCTAATACTCCTTTTGTCGTACTATTGCCGCCGCCTCCAGCGCCTCTAATAATTGGAACTATGTCTAGAGTTTCCAGCTTTTCATTTATCATTACTAATTCAGAATTAAGAATGGACTCTGGTTTTTCTAGAGAAATACTTTCTGGATTCATTATTTCTCTTTTATTAACGATCACCTTGTACTCTACGCTTTTTTCTGCTGCCCCAATTAGATATTTCAATAACTTTCCCTTAGACAAAACCTGAATAGCTCGCAACGCTTCCTTTATGGAATTTACTTTTAATTTCCAATTTTCTCTTCCTACTTGCTCCGCTATTTCTCCGTGTAAGGTAATGTTAGTCATAAAGGTTATGCCTCATTATATAAATTACCCATTTTTTGTGTTGGTTAGAAAGCTTTTCGATAAGAGAGATCTTATTTCCGGGGTGATGCAAAATCATATCTCCTCCAAGATAAATAGCGCAATGGATTGGGAAATCGAACCTTTTGGTCCTCATTATCAAGACATCGTTCTTTTTAAAATTAGAAACTTGTCTAAATCCATTATGTTCAAAGTACCTCTTTAAATAGTCGTCTTTTCCTTTTAAAGCTCCTTCTTCGTCTAGAAGTCTTTTACTTGCTGTCTCGTTATAGTCTTCTTCGGAAACATTATTTTTAAGAACTTCTAATTCTGGACAGAGATGAAGATTTAAATCGTGTGCATAGTAGTCTTTTACTAGCCATAAACAGTCTGCAAAACCTAAAAGAAAAGGTCTTCCTTCGTATTGAATCTTATAACTATTGGGGGAATAGACATGAAAAGATCCGCTTTGCTTATTGTAAACAACACATGATAATCCTAATCTTTCAGACACAATTATATCTGCATCTGAAATATTATCAAAATCAATATGAGAATGATAGTAGCCAGCAACGTTAGACTGCCCATCAACATCCATCATGAACTCAGTGGCAGAGTTGATTAGATTTTGTTTCTTTTGGATCTCTATTCCATTGTCTGTATATAATAGAAAACCACATACTTCGTTATTAGAAGTATTAGCATGTTCAATGATCTGATTTTTAAGTTCCTCTGTTAGCATAGCTCTTTATTTCTTGCAAAGCAGTATATTCTTCTTTTTTCTGCGTCTGTTAGTTTTTCAATTACTGATTTTTTATTTCTTGGTTGGTGCAAAATGTAGTTTTGTCCAAGATAGATTCCGAAGTGAGAAGGGTAATTGTCGAAGTATTTAAATACTATTATATCGTGCTTCTTAGCGTTTTCTATGTCTTCAATTTTAATAAAGTTTTCTTTTTCGAAGAACTTGTCGAAATTTTGTGAGTCGCAAAACTCTGCAAGTTTGTGCTTTACGAAGTCTTCGTAGTTCTTGTCCCAATCTGCTCCTCTTTCGTAGTGAAAAATTTTAATGCCAAATTCTTGATTATAGTAATTCTCCACTATTGATAAACAATCAGATTCACCAATTACAAAATCTTTATCAATGTATTTATTATAGTAATTTTCTGGAGAGTACTCTTCGAAAGAGTCTCTTTTAAGTATGTAAACTATATTTTTTAGGTTAAGTTTGTGACTTATCTGCTTGTCTAGCTCCGAAAAAGAATTGTCTTGTATGCAGTGCGAATGATAAATGCCAATTATTCTGCCGTGCATTGTCGCTTTTAGATAATCCATTTGACAAACGATAAACTCGTTTTCTTTGTCTTGAGCAGCGTTTCTGCATGAGAAAGCTTCTAGTTCATTTTTACTGTTTAAAAGTAAAACACCGCAGCATTCTTCAGGATTTTCCTTTAATGCGTGTGCTTTTATTTTTGCTTTTATTTCGTCCGAAACCATTACAATGCTCCTCTATTATAATTAGATACTCCATAGAAGCCACCAAAAGGTAAAGCATTTTCTCCAAATCTTATTTTACAGCCTTTTACGCTTTTAGAACATTGATCAGCTATCCAATACTGCCCGTTTGGAGGAGGCGTGTCCATAGGAACATTTGTTTTAGCTACAAAGTAAAAATTAATATTTTTCTTATTAATGAAAACTACGTCTCCTTTGTTATAAGGCGTTGATAGTTTCCAAGATTCTATCTTGTTGGTTCCTACGGTCGTGCCAGAAAAGATTGGCATTTTTGAAATTATTTGATCATCTTCTGTGGCGCAAACAGGAGCTTTTGCTCCGCTAGAATCGCTTTTATTTGGTATTGGAGTTATAGTGCCATGAATATCTTCGCTTAATTTTTCTTGATATTCATAAAGGCATCCTTCTCCTCTATACTGCCAAGGACAAATATAGCTTAGGACTCTTCTCTTGGGAAGTTTAGCTCTGTCTAGATCTATTGCGCTTGATAATTCAAACTGAATACTATTCTTATTTTCAGAAGATTTTCTATCAAAATAATAAATATCTCTGGGAAATTCGCAGTTAGGATCAGGATCAAACCCTTCTGGTATAACCAATTTATCAGGAGACAGAGCAGACACTCCATCAGCTTGATAAAAATTATTCCTATCAAGGAATTTGGCAAAAGTCCTAATTCTAGTGAACTTAGCGCCAATCAAATCTCCAAAATTAACTGTTCCTCTAAAGAGGCTAAACACATCAAGCATGTCATCAGAAAAGCTTATTTGAACTTTGGGTTTTGGAAATACGCCTCTTGAAGCTAATTCAAATCCTTCTGTAGCAAGCGGGGCGGGTAGATAAGCATTTCCTTTCCAATAAATAATGTTCCTTCCAAGCTTTAGATTGTTATGGAGACGTATTATTTTATAATTAAAAACTCCATCATCTTCTCCCGGCAGTATTATTTGAAAATTCTTAAGATTAACGACGAATTGGGGGTCTGTGTCAAAACCAATTTCAGTTAAATCAACTTCAAATAAAGAAATAATAGAAGAAGGTTCAAGCGAAAAGAACTCTTTATTTACTTTTAAAGCTGCATCTTTTTGTTGTTGAGTAGCCATAGTATTATGCTGGTACTTCTTCGAACGTAGCTTTTATAGAAAAGTTATTGAAGAATGGATTAGAGGAGCCCCATCTTCTACAAACGAATAGTTTAGCATCTGTGGAAGCCACAGAATAAGGGGCGGATGGGTAATAAATAAAAGCAGTCTTAGCAGATCTTGCGCTTAAAAAATGCAGAATAGCTGTGCATTCATCTAGAGTTAAACCATCAAAGTTTAAATCAAAATTAAGAAGATTGAAGTTAATTTGATCGCTCACTCTCTTTTCATAGCCGTCTCCATATTTGACTACGCTTACTTTTGGTTCAAAGTTGGCTTGAGTTTGATAAGAAGGCTTCCAGATAAAAAAAGGATAGTCTTTTTTCACTACTGGGTGTTGAAAGTAGCCTCCCCAATAAGCGTCTGAGTTAGAAATAACACTAGAATAAACTGGTGGATTATTAGCGGGTACGGCAGCTTTAGCATAATAATACCGATTATCCGTATATACGATAATATCGTGTTTATTGTATACGCTGGAATTATTCCATGTACTAATGTTAAAAATGGAGCTAGACATACCTTTTACCTTTTACCAACTTATTATTACACTTTTTTGTGTAAATAATAAAATAAGATGGCATTATCTCGACTAAATAAACAGAACTTGGATTTTTACTTGAATCAAAGCCAAGTTCATGGCGTTCAGGATATTCAGGCTTCCTATCAAATGCCAGTTCAACATACCAAATATCTTGGTATGAATAGCAGCTTTTACACTCCAGAAGGAGCAAAGACTGCCTCTTTGTCTGTAACTAGTCTGTTGACTACTTCTAATGATTTTCTCGCTTGCACAGGTGAGGCGGGTAACTATGGATTTATTACCAAGAAGAGTAATCCAAGTTCTAATATACTATTTGGATTTCAAAGCGGTTATTTAAGTTCTTATACTTGTGGGGCTCAAATTGGAGAAGTCCCAACTGTCAGAGCAAATTTTGAAATATACAATGATGCTGGGTCTATAGGTTCTGAAGGCAGCTTCAATCAATCAAGTGCCGTGGCTTTAGTAAATTCAAATTCAATAGATATAGGAATCAATGACTTCGCCACAAATAGAGTTAATTCTTTTAACCTTAATATAAACGCTAATAGAAACGCCGCTTATTACCTAGGTTCTTCAACCCCGTTTTCTGTAAGAACAATTTATCCGCTTGAAGTTAGTTGTGAATTTAACATCGCTCAAGACAGTTACTCTTTACAAAAACTATCAGACTTATCATACAACATAAAAAATATCAGTAATTTTTACATTAAAACTAAAGACTTTAATGGGAATTCGGTAAATTTTGATTTTGGAAGTTCATTATGTTATTTTATTGATGTTTCCGAAGACTTCTCTGCTAGTGTAAATTCTCCTGTAGGAATAACGGTAAGGTATAGGGGTTATCTGAAATAAGGCAAAAGGATGAAATATTTTAATGAATGCGAGGTCGTGTTTAATTCACGTTTTGGGTCAGGAGTAATTCTGGCTCAGAATACTTCTATTGCTGTAAATCGAAGTATGAATTCTACTTACACCATTGGAAGACAAAACTCTTCTCAGATGGTCAAGACTAAAGCAGACGAAACCAATATAGACTTTACTTATTTTCCAAATATTTCTGACCCTATTTACAAATGTTTTGAATATGTAAAGACAGGAGTATTTACCAATAGTTTCCCAGAGTCTTTTGTTCCTGTTCAAGTTGTTGTGGCTGGTGCAAGTGGTTCTTTTTATCCTTCTAGATTTGCATTAGGAGTAAATCCAAACTCCAAAGTTCAAGCATCTGTTTCGTTTTCTAGTTTTTCTAACTTATCAGGAAGTTTAAATGATAAAGTCGCAAATAATAATCTAAATAGCGGATCTGGAATTGCCCATTCTTGGAACGCTAAAGTTTCAGGAACAGCCGCAGTCTATAATGTTTTAGACTTTAGTTACGATCTTTCTATTAGCTGGAATCCTATTTATTCCATTGGGCAGCAAAGACCAAGGCAAGTTGATTTATCTGCGGGTCAAGAATCCTTTGACTTTACGATAGAGAATTTTAATTCCAATTTTTCAAATACAGATTTATCAACAGCAGAGAATGCTAAAATAAACATCACGACTTTTGGCAATCAATCAATAATGATTTTAAATACGTCAGGAAGTAAAATAGACTCTTCCAATATGTCAATTAATCTTGATGATTTTGCCAAAAATAAAATATCATTAAAAAGGAGTTTCTAAATGTATTTTAATTATAAAAATTGCCCGTTTAAATTAAGTGGTATTGATATCCTCGCCACTAATGTAAACATGTCTCTTGATTCGACAAACTCTCCTGTTTATAATGAAGAGTTCAAGAAAAATTCTTATACATATGCTCCAGAAGATACTGTAGACACTAATTTTTCAATATCTTACTATTTAACTGGGAAAGACTTCGTAAAAGAGTATTTGCTAGGAGGAAATTCTGAGCAAGGTATTTCTGGTAATTTTTGTGGCCTTTATTTTGAAAATGGATATATAACAAATTATTCAATAAAAGGTTCTCCAGATTCATTAGCAAAAGTTGATCTGGAGATAAAGGTTTTTGAAACTCTAAAGGGTTCTTTTTCGGCGGTCACTCCAACTAATCAACCAGAGATTGCTCCTTTAAATTTCTCAAACTTTTATCTCTCTGGTAATTTAGATGGTACTGCCTTTGATTCAAATGGTTATAATTTTACCAGCTTTAGTTACCAATACCAAAGAGAGGTTGAAAAATATAATAAAGAAGGATCTTCGATTTTTGATCAAAGTGGAAGAGCTTATTTAGGAAAAAGATCTCAGAGTCTTAGTTTTGAAATTGATAATTTTAATTATTCTTTGCCTTATTCAGGCGTTCCTTGCTCTTTTTATGTATCTTTACAAACTGGATCTCAACCTTTAGACACGTTGTCTTTTGCGGGAATAGTATCTTCAAAAAGATCTTCGGTTGAGGCTCAAGGATACATCAGATCTGAATTTTCTTTAAGACAAGATTTCTCTCATTTTAAACCGCTCATTTCAGACTTTACTCCAAGAGTTATTTTGCCGGGAGGAACTGTTACAATAAATGGAAGTAACTTTATAAATGTTAAAAAGATTCTTTTTGGTAATACAGAAGCTTCTTCTTTTAGCGTTGCTTCTACTTCTTCTCTAACCGCTGTTGCTCCTGCTCAATTAAAAGGTGCTGCTCCTATATATATTGAAACAGAAGAAACTAGTTCTTCTTCAATATTTAATTTTAAAACAAGCGTAAATAAAAACGACATTAGACTATCTATAAATTTCGAAGGACTATAATATGCCAAGTTACAATACAGGTTCAATAAATCAAAGAATGCGCGTCACGGGCGCAGGTCTTTATGCCGTTAGTGGCTTGCAACTTCCCGGTGCTGGATTCGTAGACTTCTCATACTATGAAGCTGATCCAGAATACATAGAGTTTAATGTTCCAGAAAATATAGTCTTTGGAGAGGCTAGATTTCATTTTATTACAGGAGATACAATTTCATCTCCAATGTATGTCAGTGGAGTACCATTTTTTCCAATCCCAAGATTAGACGCAGTAATTCCTCAAACGCAAGAAGTTGGAGAATTTGTTTCAATCAGCGGTAAATCATTGAGCGGTATTCAATATGTATCATTTAACAACATAACAGGAACAAATATATCTTATCAACCAGACAGTGGTGTTTTATTGGTTAAGGTTCCTAGCGGTTATACAACTGGCCCAATTAGGGTTAGTGGATATAATAATACAGGAATTGTACCTGCGGTTAGTGATTTTAATTTTTATGGTAGAATTTTCATAAGTGGGTTTAGTGATAATCTTCCTTATGAAGGGGACTTATTAAGAATTTCTGGTAAGAATTTTAACCTATCTTATGTAAATGAAGGGTATTTCCCTGTAAATTTTACTACTTATGTAGATAGTCAAGCTACTGGTTTTGTTACCGCAAGATTTACTGGTGTTGGGGATATGATTTCTGGAATTGTCCCTCAAAATGCAAACCAAGGATTTTTGACAATTAACTCAAAAGATAACACAACATTTACTTCTAGAAGTCAAATTACTGTTTTAAAAGCTCCTCAAGTATTTAATGGTTTAAACTTTTATTTAAATTCTGGACAATCAAATATAGTCATTGGTAAGAACTTCGATTATGCAACAGGAATTATTCTTAGCGGATTAAATTACAGAGAACCAAAAAATATATTAAATAGCGGAGTAAGGAGTTCTGCTGTTGGTTTATTTGGTAGATCTTTATTATTTAGCGGGAATTCTTATTTGCAAATTCCATCTCCTTCTGGAGGGGATTTTAGTTTTGGATCAGGCATGTTTACTATTGAATTTTCAATTAATCCATTACCGTATACAACCGCTCAAAGAATTGATCTGTTCCAAGACCGAGGTTGGGATGGAAATGGGTTTTATTTTTCTAAGCCTGCCGCCAGTACTAATTGGACTTTCTATGCTGGGGATAGTGCAAAATTTAATATAGCAACTTCTTTAATACCCGCAAATCAATGGACAAAAGTATTAATTTCTAAAACTACTCCCAATGGATATACCTTTTATGCTATTAGCGGGGCATCTAGACAGGTTTTTGGAGCGGCATCAGCAGGAGTTCCTTATACAGTTACAGCAGGTAGCGGATTGTTTATAGGAGCTAATAATCCAGCGTTTTATGCAGCTTCTGGAATTAATTCATTTTCTGGATATATAGAAGATTTTAGAATTGTTAAAGATGCAGGTTTATATAGCAGTATTAATCAATTAGTTACTGGTTCTGGATTATTTGATGTTCCAAATACAAAACTACTCCTTCAAGGAAACTATTCTGACTACGATTACAGGGCAGACAGGACTCAAATATCTAATATAAAAGACATCTCTGGATATGTAGAAGATTACAATTATGGATTATACAATAAAACTTTCCCAATAACTGCTTTTGTTAAAAATTCTAGCAACACTAGTTTAACTTTCACTGGTACAAATGCAGATGCAGGGTGTTATGATATTACAATAAGAAACACAGGCGGAAGAGATTTCTTATTTAAGAATTTTGAAATTATCAAAGGCTCTCCAGTAATTAAAAATATATCAACTTTTGAAAATTACATTGGTGGATTTATTGAAGTTCTTGGGCATAATATTTACCCAGAATCTCAGTTCCTGTTTCAGGATACTGGTGATGCTAATTCGATTGTTGAAGCTACTGAAAATGCAAATAGCTATTCTTACCAATCAACATTTAGACCTCAGAAAGATTTAACGATTTCTAGTTCTGTAGCAATAAGCAACAATGCTTCTAAATTTGATGACAGAAGCTTCTTGTTCTCTGGAAGCCCCGGTCCATATATAAAGTTTTCTATAACGGGTGAGTATCCAAACGTCCCATTAAGTTATGAAAACACCTTTACGGTTGAGCTAGACTTTAAGCCACTAACTTCTTTCTCTGCCTCCGATAGAAAATTTTTAATAGGAAGCCAAAGCGGTTTAAACGTTTTCGTAACGTCTAATAAGGTAGTAATCTCGGGAATAGATTGGAATGGTTTTATTTCTAATTTTTCTGGACAAATAAATGCGTCAGATTGGAACCACTTGTCTATTTCAAAGAGTTACATAAATCAAGGTACAATCAGTGGAAAGATTTTATTGAATGGTTCGCCTATAAATTTAAGTGGAAGCGAGCATTCTTTAGATTTCGCAACCTCTAATTTAGATTTTAGTTTAAATAGTGACAAGAGTTTAACTAGCCCAACTTTTGATATTTATATAGGAAGAGATTACGCAAATACTCCTTCTAACTATTGGAGCGGTTACATAGATGAGGTTAGAGTAGTTAGAGAAAATCCTTATCAGTATTCTAATTTTGCGCCAATTAGAAGGGCTAGAAATAATTCAACTACAGAAGTATTGGTTCATGCTAATGCTGGGCTAATTGATGATAATGTAAGAAGCTTTGGGTATCTAAGCCTTAATACTCCAAACTTAACGTCTCTTAGAAAATCTAATTTAGTATTAGACAACTCTAATTCAAGAATTACTGGAGGCTTTGACAAGATATTTACATTCTTAAAGACTCCAACGATAACAGGAATATATCCATCTTTGTTAGAGCAAGGTCAGCCAGCTACTGGATATGGAAGCGATATTTATTACGTTGGTTCAATTAATGTTGGAGGTTACAATGTTAATAATTATACCATTTCTCAAAATGGTTCTGAGTTTGATCAAAAGCTAGTCTTCACAGTTCCTGATTTTGCAGAAAGCGGAAACAGTTTAACAATCAATTCAAATTACTATACTTATACATATCCAAGTGGTTTGCCAATCAAGAGCGGAACTTTAGTTGTCGATGGGTTTTCTCCATTAACGGGTGCGGCAAATACTCTAATTACTCTTTCTGGAAAATTTTTAAATACCGTTACTTCTATTGAGCTAGGAAGACAAGACGGTGCGTATAAAGTAATAACAGCTTTCAGAAGACAAAGCATAAGTGGATTAAGCTTTTTCATTCCTCAAGTATACGATATCTCAGATGGCCCAATGGTTGTAAATGGTAGTTCAAGAGTTACTACTACAGATTCTTTAACTTTTGTTAATCCAATAATTTCAAAAATAACTCCTAATTCTGCATATTTTGGAGACTCTATTAGTTTGTCTGGAAGCAATTTAAATGCTCTTGATTTTTATGGCGTTGGATTCAATAATGAAATAATAAAATATCCTCATGTCATTGCTCCTACTTCGACTGGCGCATTAGTGACTGTGCCAAGAGACGTAAAGAAAGGTGCTTTTAGATTTTTTAATTCTGGCACTACTGTAGAAATTAAAGGCTTTTCTCCATCATTTAATCCAAGTACTACGGTATCTGGATCAAATGCAAATATTTATAGGACAAGAGATTCGATTACGCTTACCGGAATAAACGCTCATAGATTTCAAACTAGAGATTTATATATTAGTGGATTTAATTTGCTTACTAATAAAACTGGACAGTATTTGATTTCTCAAGCTATGCAAGTTATTGATATATCAACTCTTTCTGGTCTGGCTCAACCTTATACTGGGTATTCTATCTTGTCTGGAAATCTAAATATTGTATCTGACGTTTCTTCTCAAATACCAGATTTAGATCTATTAATAAGTGGCGCAGATATAATCGGCATAGGAACCACTGTAAGTTCTAATAGCTATATTACTTTAGATGGGTATATTGGAAGTGGACAAATCTTCTTCCAGAGAAATAGTTTTGATGCTGATAGAATGTATAAAACAATTACCGTTAAGCCTCCTTCAATATCGACTTCAACATTAAATATCTTAACTGGTACATATAGATCTCTAATTACTTTAACTGGAGAAAATCTTAATTATGTAACAGGAATCAGGTTTGAAGGGGTTGGCACTCTTGCAAGAGGCGCTTCTGGAGCGATTGCTACATCTTTCCCTTATTTAGCCGTAAATTATAAATCTGGAATTTCAGTTGTCACTGATGCCAGAGATATAAATAGTAGCGTTACTTATAAAGACTACAACATGTTAAAGTTTTATCCTCCATCTATGGCAGGAAGGAATTTACATGGTAAAGATGTAGAAGATATAAGACCAATTTCTGGAATGTTCTATTTGCAAACCTATTTAGGAGAAGAGTATCCAGTAACTGGAAACTTTAACTACATTCCATTTATATCTATCAGCGATGCTTATCTAAATAATAATTTGACTTATAGATTAGACGGAACAACTCAAGTTAGTGGTTGGGATGGCTCTGTTGTTTCTTTTAATGGTCAAGGAGTTAGATTTTTAACAGGCGTTGACTTCTTTTCTCAAGTCGATGGAATAATAGTAGAAAACTACCCAACAGTATTCCGATTTAATAAAAAACAGGCAAAGGTAAATTTCTTTAATTCTGCTGGCGGAAATATTACTGGATACAGTATTATTAGTGGAGGTGCTGGTTATACATCATCTGCAATATCAATAGGCTTTACAGATGGAGGAGCAGGAGTTCCAACTGCAAACGCTTTAGTTTCTTTCATGCCTCCATATGTTGGTCAAGTTACAGGAGTAGATATAATATTTAATCCAACTTCTTCTACTCCAAATTTCTGGCAAGGAAATAATGCTATTGTTTCAAATCCGGTTTCAGGTTTTATTCCAAAAAATCCTCCTGCTAATCTTATTTTCTCAGGAGATAACTTTGCGGCTCAAAGTGGAGATGGTTCTAAATACTATGCTTATTATACAACTTCAGTAACTTTCCCATTAGATAATGGATTTGTAGTTGGTGAAAAGCTAGACATGAAACTTTACAATGTCGGAGCGATTTATCAAACTTCAGAACAACCATTCTTGACTATACAAAATCCAAATAACTTTGCTAAAATAGCCGATATTGTATTAACTGGAAATAGTTATGTTGGAGAAAATTCATTCACCATTAGATATGATCAGATATATTCAAATGATGATGCTGATTTTAATGATATGGATTTACAGTTTAAAACCTCAGTCCTTTATCCTACTGGGTATAATGGAAAGAGGTTTATGCTTACAACTACAAAGCCATCTAAGAATGGCAGGAATTTAAGAATAGATTTCTCTACAAAGGTTCCCGAAACAGGGAACTATGTAAATCCAAATGATCCAATCGATTCCAAATATTTAAAATTAAGAATCGAAAGTGTAAATTCAGCAGCTTCATTGTTCAAAGGATTAGGAACTACCAGTTCAGTAAATAAAGTTTTTGCTGGATCAGTTGGAGCAGGATCTAGCTCCCCCGGAATTGGGACTTCTTAATTACTTAGCCTTTTGAATTCTTTCAATCAATTCGAAGATTTTAATCTTTGGAATATCGGCTATTGACATAAGAGAGTCTGCATTAGCGTAGCCTTCTTTTATAAGGCGTTCTTTTAATTTTGCAAAAGTAACGCTTTTCTCTTTCATTACTTTTTCAAGGATGGCATGAGGCTCAAATGCTGCCGAGGACTCAGCAGCAGAGTCATCAACGACGTTATTCTTTGACTTGCCAATTTCGTCTTGACCAACAATGTTGATCTTTAAGAAATTTCGAACACAGCGAATGAAGGCCCTGTTCTCTGCAATTGGACCCAAGAAGTGACGAGCAAAGTCCTTAGTGTTACCGGGAGAAGCGTCTCCAATAGAAGAGAAAGTAATTGGAGTACCTTCTGTTTCGTAGTTTGGAACCCAGTCTATCTTGCAAACAGCAACTACATAGTCTGAGCTTGGGGAAGTTACGGTATAATCAACAGAGAAAAATCCTCTGAGTTGAGCTACATATTTAATTCCAGCAAGAAGAATAAGAAGATCTTTATCTTCTAGCTTGGTAACATCAGTTTCATTAGTCCTGTCTCTATTTGGGACAAGGAACTCTGGCTTGATCATTTTGCGCCAGTTAATAGATCCATCATCATTAAAGTGGTATTCTACACCTTCAATGAGGCCATCAGAAGAACGAACAAGTTTCTTTACAGTATTCACATAGGTATACTATGCGGCAACTGGCGACTTATCAACTCTAAAAATCCAAAAACTCTCTACTTCTTTCCAAAACTCTGGGCAGTCAATGACTGGTTCAGCAAGCTGCTTGGCTTCTATTCCATTTTTTAAAGAGGACTCGCTTAAATAAATTTTGCCATTACTGATTATTCTTTTATTTGACTTGTAAAAAGAATTAAGAGTGTATTCGATACCAGTTTTATGCTTTAGATTTGTCGGCATTTCTACAATAGATTCTTGATCAAGATATTTAAGCTTGACTTCTTCTAGCTTTTTGTCTTGCAAATAAGTAAACAATTGATAAGAAATATTATTATGAGCTAGAAAATTAGCAAATTCTATTTGGCTATCTTCTTTAATTTCATAGAAAATGCGCCCAATGTTCTTTTGATTGTTCAGAATTAATTCGGAGCTAATGGGTTTATTAGCAATAATGAAGCACTGACAGACTTGTAGTTGTTCATTTAAGAGCTTTTCATTATGGTCTAAGTCCATTCTAACAACAATATTGTTAGAATTAAACTGCTTTGGATTTACTATTTGATTAGGAACCATCTCTAATCTCATGTTATTGTATTCAGTGCCGAAGTAGAGGCTTTGAATAGAGTTAGAATGAGGTATCTGTAAAAGAGTTAATACATTGTTTGCAATAACCTCTGGCTTGATACTATTGATTGTCTTTGGGTTCTCTTCAAAAGAAAAAGTTGGCTTATTTTTTCTCTTTGGTTCAAGAAGAATATGGTCTTTAGGATTGCCGAAGAATGGCTTTACACAGCTTATGTAATTGTTTGAGTAAAGGGCGACAATCTTTTTGCCATATCCAGAAGCGATATGAGTGGGAAAACTGTCTGCACCTACATGCAGCAAAGAACTCCTAAGCACAAAAGCCGTCTGATTGATATTTGTAAGTCCAACAAGACTAAGTACTCCAGTGTAGACTTTCTCCTTTTCCTGCCCAAGTTGAATAATTTTTATTCCTTTAGATTCCAAGATGGGCAAAATCAAATTAATGACTTCTTGCCAGTAATCATAAGTTTTTGAAGGCTTTGAGCTTGGGTGAAAAGTAATATACTTATCAGCAGTAACTGGAAAAAATTTTTCGTAGATATATGGCTTCTTAATCTTTACTCCAGAAGCTAGGGAGTATTGCTCTAAAAGGTGCATATTATTTAATATCGAATGCGATCTTATCTTTTCCGTTATGAAGATAGTTAAGCATCTTCTGGGTTCCTATGTGAGGCAAGAAAGCGATTTCAAAATATCCTTGATGATTGCCGTGTCCTTCCAGCCATAGCAAGCTGTCCATTTGAGGGATGTATTCTATGGTCCTGTGGACAAAAGGGTTACCTTCAAGAATTGAAAAATACTCTTTCTTGGTGGCAAAATATAAATTATAATCAGGATAAGTTTCTTTGACTGATTCAAGAAGAGCGGTGCAAAGATAAATATCTCCAATACTTTCTGGCATTACAAACAATATCCGCTTTCCTTTATCATTAGGATCTAGAAATTCTTCAAAATCAACTTTTATGTTTTTTTGATTTTCTTGAGTAGCTACTTGACGGAAATAGTTCTCAATATTTTGTCGAGATTCTCCTTCTGCTAATTTTTTAGACCAATGCTTAAAGCCGTCATCGTTTATATCGACTTGAGGCATTTTAAGTATATTGCGATACATGAAGATTAGCCATTCTCCATTTTCTGTAATATTTGGGATAACTGCATTAGGGTCTTTTTCTTCTTCCTTTAAAGAAAAGTCATAAGTTGTAAAAGGAATAGAATCAATATATTTCTCAAATATATTTCCAATAACAGGAACAGAATAATTGTCTATTGCCCACTTCCTCGCCTTTTGACCGATCTGCCTTTTCTCCGCTTCTGGCATCTTGTAAGCACGATACAATTGCTTGGCGATAGAGGAAGGATATGTTGAAGCTTTCCTGAACTGAGTTCCGTGTTCTCTATACTCTGACCATTCTAAAGCGACAGATCCAGCATCAGGGTGACACATGTCTTCGCCGCAGCTATAATTAGTAACTAAAGTTAATAGTTCACAATACTTAGCCTCTTGAATTGGGATCTCTTGTCCACCACTAGTAAATGGGTGGCAATACACATCCATCAAGTTATAAATCTCGCATAGCTGTTCTTCAGATACGCCAAAATTTGTATTTGTCGTCGAGCAGCTTTTTTCTGATTTGCAGGAAGGACAGCTTAGTTCTTGCCCTTGGAAAGGAGTAATAAAGTAATTTTTACATTTATTGCAAACATAAGTAGTGTGAATATCTTTTCTATCTATTTTATATTCGTCAGCAAGCTTATGAATGTCCCATCCTTCGCCCCAATGAGTATGCAATAGTAGCTTTGCATTTTTAACATCGGGATTATTTTTAACAAAGTCTTTAAATCCTTCTAGAAGATTAGGAACAGACTTGCGAAGTTGATTTCTAAACACGAAACCGACAACAAAAGAATCAGAAAGTCCGAAACGGGATCTTAATTTATTCCTTTTCTCTGAACCTAGATAACTAAATTTAGAGTGGTTTACTGGCCCATGAACAGTTTTGGCATTATTAATACCAATTTTATGCATTTCGTTTGTAGCAAACTCACTCCAAATCCAGTACTGAGATGACTTTTTAGCTTGATTAATTGCTTCATCATAGATAGGCAAAGAATCAAGAGTCACCCAAAGCAAAGAGGTAATATTTTTATACCAGTGCTTGTTATAATACTGAGTAAAAGCCCAAGGATCTTGTGCGCCAATCCAAATATCGGGCTTTTCTTCTTTAATTACTTGATCAACATAATAAGAGCCATAAGAAACATCTCTTGCGAGAGTTTGATCTGCATTAATTCTGTTGACCTCGTTTGGATCGGTAGGTACGCTTCCTAAACTCTTCCAAGGAGTTTTAGAAAGAATGGTGGAACCCACTTGAGTTCCCGCACAATAATGGATAATATCATACTTACCCGTGTTGTACAGGTAAGAGATTAGTTCCTTCGCTGCCCTACCGAATCCAGTTTTAGCGAGGCACCAATCCGTTTGAATTACTATCTTTTTCTTTCGCATTAGAATACGAGTTCTTCTGCCTGAGCCTCTGCTTCAGTCTGAGCGGCTGGCTGATTTAGTTGAATTTTATTATACGCTGGCTTCTTTGGCGCTTCTTCTTCTTGAGCCTCCTTTTGTGGAGCAGCGTCGTCTTGAGGATAGAAAGAGTTCCTAATGAACTCCAAAAGGAAAGCCTTGACCATTACGGCTTCTGCAAAAGAAAAGCCAATCAAAAAGCTCACCTTGTTAACGGTATCTCCTTTTTGCTCTTTAGTAGCATTGAAAGAAAAACCAATCTGGGCATTGTCCCTTAGATAAGGACAGAACTTGCCCATAGCATTTGAATTAGGAGCAGTATGATAGAACTTATATTCTGCATTTCTATCAATTGCGTCTACGATACCTGCGGCTTCTACTGCGTTGAATTTTAGAACAGTAGTCTTCTCTGGGTTCTTTGCGTTCTCACGAAAAGATCCAAGTTTCTTGGCTTCATTCCAAGAGTGCTGCTTTATGAAGTTAACAAACAAAGAGGTTCCCTTTGTTTGAAAAGAGCAAGCGGTTCCAGTTACTTTTGCATTTCCCTTATAAAATTGTAGGTTCATTCAGACATTATTTTGCCTGAAAAAAGCCGATTTATCAATTATTTTTTTCGGCTTTTAATTGAGAAAGTTTAGTGTAAACGGTGTGCGTTTGAATCGCTACCATCCTCGCAAAAACAGAGTCCCCAAACTTTTGTCCAGTTACAATAACGATATCTTCTTCTTTTGGCATTCTATTGTTAAGGTTTTGCATATCGTCTATCTTATCGGAGAAGATCATAGTATTCACAGCGCCAGTTTCATCTGAAATTTGCATCTTAAAGTATCTAGTTTTCTTTTCTCTTGATACTCCAGACTTGCATTCTTGAATTACTCCAATAAAGCAGACTTCATCTTTCTCGGCAAAGTCAACAATGTCTTTTATGTAAACTAGGTCGTCTTTCTTTGAGATGAAAACTTCTCTCAATTTATTCCTGACGCTATATCCAATAATAGAGTTCTCATAAAACCAATTTGCAAAACTCTCTGACTTGCTATTGATTTCATAGATCTTTTTATAAGGCTCTGCCTTGGTCCTCATTGTCTGGAGTCTTGACTCTTTGATATAAGGCTTTCCTTGCACATCTTTGTTATCTTTCATGTGCATAAGAATTTTAACTAAATCATAATCAAAGTTTTCTCCAAAAAGTTTGGCATTTACTTTTTCTTTATTGGTTAGAACATTCCAAAGCTGCGCCTCATAGACGATTTTGCTTCTTGATTGTTTGAAATCTCCATCTAAAGCTCCTGCTTGGATAAGAGCGCAGAGAACGCCGATGTTCAGATTAGCTTGAGAAGCAGTTTCAAAGATATCAAACTTGTTCTTAAACTCTCCCCTGAACTCATTTACCGCCATGATAGTCTTTTCGCTAATGCCTTTAACAGAGAGAAGCCCAAAGCGAATGTTATCTCCTTCGATACAAAATTCTTCTTTTGATTTTAATAAATGAGGAGGAAGAAGCTTAATGTTGAAATAAACTAGCTCCTTTTCAATCTTGGATATTTCTCCAATAGGATCAGGTTCATGCTTACTCATCTTTAACAAAGACAAGAAGAACTGCTGTGGGTATTTGAATTTGAGATAAATAGAGATTGCAGCAAGAGCAGCGTATGCAACTGAATGCGATTTATTGAACTGATAGTTGGCTGAGTCGTTCGCAATCCTCCATAGGACTTCACCAATCTTGGGATCTAGTTTTTGTTGGGAGATCTTGTCTTTAATCTTCTGCTCCCACTCTTTCATCTCTTCGACCTTCTTTTTGCCTACACAGCGTCGAACAATTTCTGCTTCATCAAGTGAGAATCCAACCTTACTGACCATTTTCATCAACTGCTCTTGATACAAGCAAACGCCTCCGGTTACGCCTAAGATATCATCAAAGAAAGGATGAATGCTTTCATAATGATCGTTATTTGTATAGTTAGCATACTTATCAATGAACTGTAGTGCGCCGGGACGAGCTAGAGCCAACACGCCGCTTAACTGCTCAAGATTCTTGGGCTTTACCTTTTGGCATACTTTAAAGTTAGTTTCTGCTTCAATTTGGAACAATCCATGAGGTAGTTTAAAGTCTTGCAACTGTTGATAAATAAAGACATCATTTACGTCAATATCCTCATATCTAATTCCAAGAGATTTGCAAACGTCGTCTACAACTGACACGCCTCGCAAACCAAGCAAGTCGAGTTTAATATTATAAGCCGTAACATTATTCATGTCATAGCTTGAGACAGCTTGTTTGTCTGACGAGAGTTCTACAGGACAAGACTCTTCAAGAGGAGAGTGAGCCAACAAAAGACCGGAAGGATGAACTCCTTTGTTCTTATTAAGATTTTGAAGTTTTAAAGCGATCTTATAAACCTCATCATTTTGACTAGCCCATTCAGCGAATTTTTCGCTTTCAGTAACCGCCTCTTCAAGACTCTTAACTTGACCGAAGAGCTTAGGGATGTAAGAGGAAACATCATTCATTTCACTCTCTTGCTTCTCTGCTACTACTTTTCCTGATTCCTTAATACAAAGTTTAGAGCTTAGAGTATTTAGAGTAAGGATCTTAGAGGTCTTACCTTTAAACTTCTCTTCAAGATAAGCAATTACTTTATAACGATTATAGTAACAAATGTCAAGATCAACGTCAGGAAATAGAGAACCATCAAAATAGGTTACTCCATCGATGACTGTTTTCTTTGCTCTGGCTTTTGAGATGAAACGCTCAAAGAATAGTTCGTATTTAATGGGATCAATTTTAGTTACATCAATGAGAAATAAGAGAAGAGAGCCAGCGCAAGATCCTCTCCCCGGTCCAGTTGGAATATTATTCTCTCTGCAATAATTAATAACATCCCAAATAAGGATGATATAGTCAATGAACTCTAACTCTTGAAGAATTTGTAGTTCGTAATTAACACGATCAATGTATCTCTTGTAAAGATTACTTCCTTTTTCAAGGTTGAGTTTATAAAATCCTTCTCTAGCTAGACTTCTTAAAAAGTCATAATTAGAAGTCGAATCGGGCAGCTTAAGTCTCGTCTTGTGTCTCTGATCAATTTCAAAGACAGGCATTCTAAGTCCATGAAGCCCAAGGTCGTACTTTTGAAAGTCTTTTGAAAAATTCATACTGCGATTTGGAATTTCAGTTTGTTCCATACTTTAATATTCAAATGTAAATCGTTAAGTGCGTCGTGAAGAGTCTCGTAATCGTGTTCTATGTTATGGTCTTTCCCAAGACTTGTAAGGTTAGTTTTTACTCCTTTTCGTCTCTCATTAAGAATTCTATATTGATATTCAATGAGTTCCATTTCTTGAGAGTAAGGGATTTCATACTTGATGCCTTTTGCTAGGCAGTTAGTGTCTATAACTTTCTTTATTAAATGCTTCCATTCCATTCCATACATTTCGTAGTAGTCTTTAATAAGATAAATATCAAAGTTTAGTACGTTGTGCCCGATAATATAATCACAATTTTCTAACCATTGAGCTATCGTTTTAATAGCTTCGCTGGAATGTATGGCAATTTTATTATACTTGTACTGGTCGAAGCGAGTAATTTGAGCGGCTTCTTTACTTACATTAATTGGTTTATCCCATTTAATATAAATATCAGAAGTTTGCAGGATTTCATTTCCCTTGACTTTGATCATGCCGCATTGCCAAGGGCGATTATTTACGAAACTAAGACACAAGTTCTCTGTTTCTAAGTCAATAAAAGTATAGACTTTATCTTTGTCATAACGAAGAAGATTTTCCATCATATAGAATTCGCCTCCTTCCAGCTTTCAAAACTAAATTCGGTGCTGCACATATGTTCCAAGTTTGGCTTATTAAGAGTCGTTCTGTTATTTATGCATCTAAAAGTCAAGTACGCCTTAAAGTCTTCTCTTGTCTTGTAGTAAATGCTCTTGCAAGGAACAGTCTCGTACTGATCTGAGCAGAATTTAATTACCTTTTGTTTTACTATTTGATCGAATGGAAGATTGTTGTCTTCAATAAAGAAAGTGGGTTTTGTAAATGTCAACTCTGGGCAGCACAAAGAATAAGACATCGCGTTATTGAATAAAAACGAATCATAGAATGGAACGCACAGTTTTAGACTAGTCTCGTCCCACTCTTGTGTCAAGGTCTTTTCGTCTATTCTTGGGGTATAATAAAACCCATTTGTTGCAGCGATACTAAATATTTTAATCAGCTTCTTATATCCATCGCCATTTTTAGCAAAGATTATTATTTTGCTGCATTTCTTTAAAGACTCTTCAGTCTTTTCGTTGATATCTGGACAAAGTTCCAGTCTAAGACCATAGAAGAATGGAACCTTAATAGAGTTAAAGTTCTTAAACGCATCAAGAAAAGAACTCATATTCTCCTCTACAAGAAAAACTTGATCTAGTTTATTTTCTTTAACGATATCTACTATGGAAGATGAACCTTCTTTAGAAGAAGAACCAGCTTTATCTAGGGTTAAGATTGATTTGCCAATGCTGTAATGGCTTTTAAAAAGCGGTAATATTTTCATGATTAAGAGTTATTTCCATCTGGGGCAACCTTCATACTTAAACTTTTTGATGACTTGAGTCTCGTCTTTCTTCGCTACTTTAGCTTCTTCTGCTGTAAAAAAGCTCTTTACGAAATTATTGTCCTTATCGTAAATAGAATAGAACCACATCTCATTCTTGAAAGGGCAAACCCAAGTAGCTCCTGCTTGACATAACCACCTGCTTTTTACATTGTCTGCGGCAAAGTTTTGCTTTCCATCTTGTTCGGAGAAATTAGTAACTTTGTCATAAACATGTTTAAGATAAACTTCAAATCCAGATAATTCATCATCAGTAAATTTTACCGGCTGAACAGGTTCTTTAGGAAATCTGAGAAATACAAATTCTACTTCTGGCTCGTATTCGGGCCAATAAATTTTAGAAGCAATAGAGTATAGCATGGCCTGTACATTGGCTGTCAACTCTTCTCCTTTGAATTTTGCCTTGCTGGACTTGTAATCTCTAATCTTGCTCTTCTTTTCTTTCTTATAAAGGATGGGAAGGTCAATGAATCCTCTAGCCTTGTAGCCATCTCTTTCGATTTTAAATTCGAACTCTGGGTCTTGAATGTTGCCGCCTTTAGGGAAGAAATCGCTCTTAAGACCGACAAGAATCATTTTATTGATTAGAGCTATATCTTCAGGAGTATTGATTCCCTCTCTTGTGGCGTGTTTTATTACTAACTTGCCTACTGGAACGCAGGAAAGCGGATCGCCAGAGGCAATAATTTCCTTGTAAATCTTCTTGTGACGAGGATTAAGAAGCAATTCAAATACTAAGTGGCAAATTGTGCCGCGCTTGGCTCCTGAATTAGACTTCTCAGGAATGTTTAAATGATACTTACAATAATAAGACCATGAACAAGTTTCGAGAGCTTTGATTCTGGATGCAGATAGGTAGACTTCTTTCTTATCCATTGAATTCCTTCATATATAAGTCTATCTCATTTTTGCTCATTAATCCAAAATCTTTTTTGGGAGGCAGCTTTATCTTGACTTGATTCTCGTCGAAGAACATCAAGAGTTTAGATTTTGCTTTTTTCGCCGCTTCATTACCAGCAGAATTATTAAAAGAATCATTATTAAAAGCAATAACCACTTCTTGGACAGAGTTCTCTAATAGAAATTTTGTGATCTTGGGAGAGATTGCCAATCCAAAAGTAATAATCACATTCTTGTAGCCAGCTTGCCATAAAGCCAACATATCTCCAATACTCTCAATCAAGAAAACTCTTCCGCTTTCAGATATAGCATTTTTACTAAAAAAAGCTGGATAGACCCACTCCTTTTTAGTTCCAAGGTGTTTCCATTTAATGAAATCAGGTCTTTTTGAATCAACTAGTGACCTGCCGCTAAATCCTACAATTTTGCCAGATGGATTATAAATAGGGAACACATAACGATTAATCATGTTTCCTTTTTTAGCTATTCCACCTTTAAACTCTGCTACGATCTCTTCTTTGACTCCTCTATTAAGCCAGTATCCATGATTTTTTTCAAGGCTGACGAGCATCGATTCATCGTAAACCTTTACTTGATTGATGGTATTTTTTTCTTGATTTACAATAATGCCCGTGAAGTTAAACTTCTCGGCAAGCATCTTGTCTGCATAATCTAGATCGTTTAGATTAAGTGTGATTTGAACTAATTCACTTAACTTACCCCCTCGACATAGTTTATAGTCATACCAATAACCAGTATTTTTATTGATTGCTAGAACTGTATCATTATCTGAACTCCTGTAGATTGGTCTAGTTCTGTACCAACCGCCGAAGTCTTTAAGATTTTGATAACCGATGTTTTGAAGTATTTCTTTTATATCGCTCATAACAAAGTGCCGTCATTGGGATTAGCATCATTCAACGAGAATGTTTGACGCTCTCTCTCAATGATATCGCCCAAGGAACCTCTCTCTTCTACACTGAAATTGTTGATCTGAAAGTTGATAAAGTTCTGAACATATTTTTCATCACCATGTTCATTCCTTCTTCTAAGAAGATCTTGATGCCCAGCGGCATCTTTGCCTTGGAATCGACTCTTCAAAGTTATCAACTTATGAGTCCCAAAGTCTGGCGTATCACGCTCTATTTCGTCAAGAGTTTTTCTTCGGAAAATTCCTACAAAGCTTGAGAACCATTGGAGTCGATCAGATAGAGCTATTGCCGAGCTATCATCAGTTACATCTCCAGCATTTCTATTAAAATTTTCACCAGATCTATTCATTTGCATGGCAGTGAATAGCGGAGCATTAATTTCTTCTGAAATCTTTTTAAGTTTATCGATCTTTTCACCGATAGCTTGATGCTCTGCCCAGTTTTGGCCTACCTTTTCTCCGGTAAGTTTAACATAATCATAGCAAATAAGAGCAGGGTTTCCTCTTCCAACTTTGCTATAATACCATCTACGAATAAAAGAAACAATCTCATCAATACCTTTATTACCAACACAATGATGAGTATAATTATATTTACTGAATTCTTTTAAGAAGCCCCTGACTTTATTGACCATTTCAGGATTTTTGCGCCAGTTTCCTGTGTCAATATACCAGAAAGGAACACCAGTCTTCGCTGCCGCAATACGAAGCTTAACATCTTGCGAGAACATTTCAGTATCAAGATAAAGAACACTAACTTTCTTGTTCTTTAAATAAGCTCCAAGAGACATCTCAACCAAGAACGAACTTTTGCCTTGGCCGGGACGACTAACGATTGCGTAGACATTGCCATTTCTCAAGCCGCCATAAAGCCTTGCGAATTCTGGATAATGCAAATCTATACCTGCTTCATCTTGAGGGTTGTTACCTTTTTCTTCTATGAACGCTTCTATGTCGTCAAAGATGTTTCTAATTTCTTCAGTGGCATCAAAAGAATTAATCTTTTCGCCGTATATAGAATCTACTTCAGCTATTATTTGATTAGCATTTTTCTCAGGATTGGTGGAAACGGTTTCTATTATTCTTTGTGCCATGCCTTTTATGTCTCGGCGAATAGAAAACTGTTTTAACTCTTGAGCGTATTTAATAGCAGAATCTTTATTTGAAACTGTTAAAGAAAGACAATCAATATAATCATATATATCAAGATCTTCTTGGAAAGAAATACCAAGATTCTGAATTTTCTGAGCCAGAATGACTTTATCCACTTTTTCTTTAGCATTACATATCTGGCGAATTATTGAGTAAATTGTACCATTTACATCATTTGTAAAATCAATCTCTGATATAAAGTGATCTATATCATAAAATGATTCTGAATTTTTAATGAGCGAACCAAGCAAAGATTGCTCTACTTTAATAGAGGAAAGTTTCATTTAACTAAAAAGAGTCATTTACTAGCGGGGCCATCTTCATCTTCACCATCTTCATTTTCTTGATCAGAAGCAATAATATTATGAATTGTATTTTCTAAATTGATTTGTTCAACAGCACTAAGCCAATTATTAATATAATAATGCATAGCCATTGCGTTCTGTGCATTATCGAATTTAGACCTTACTTCTGGCATTCCTTTTTTGTCAAAGGTAAATAATAAAAACCCTCCCTGCGAGCATTCATCTATTTGTGATAGAATGCTTTCTGGAAAATGGAATTCTTTATTTTTTGCCACAGAGTATATTACACTAACGATATCTTGAATGTATAATTTATATAATCGTAGGTCAATTTATTTAAATCAGAAGTCTCTAATTCTATTAACTGAAAGCCATTCTTTTCTAACCATATAGACTTCTTGTAATCTCTTTTTATAGAGTTAAGATAATTCAATCTAGAATTATTGTGAAAGAATTTATTAAAAGAAGAGTGTTGATCTCCATTGACTTCTATCGCTATTTTGCGAGATGCATTAATAAAGTCAACCTTCATTCTACTACCAAAAACCGGGAACTCTTCGTAACAAACGTGACTTTTCCAAAATGGTTTCAGGAATTGTTTAACCTGAAACTGAATCTTAGAACGAGACTGTTTATCCCAATCTATTAAAAATTGAGAAACATTTTTGTTAACTATTCTGCCAGTTACAGAATATAACTTCATTTTGATTGAACAGCTTTCAGCTTACTAAAGAGATACTTGGTGGCTTGTTCGTTTTCTTCAAGCCATTTTCTGAAGTTTTCTCTTCCTTGGTGCTGTTTAGGGATTTCAATTTCAACAGTCTTAAGTTCTTCAATCAAAGAGTCATCAACGGTAATCCAAGCTCCCTTTGCAACAACAAGATCCCACATGAGCAAGCAATCAAGAATCTCATATTCAACCCAGATGCCAGAAGGCTTCTTACCAAATTTAATAGGATACTGAATAATATTTTTGCGAGTTGCTTCGCTGGTAGACTTTTGAATCATTACCTTGGAATATTTTCCAATCGATTTGGTCTTGCCATCATTCATCTTTCCTGATGGGTTGTCAAGGATGTAGTCGCCCATTGCGGTTGGGCTGTACTCTAGGATAAAGTCGGCCCAATGCAAGAGCGCATTTCCGCCGCTGAACATCCCGCCTCTGGGAGCATTCTTAGCATAAGGATCGATTTTAATTTCAGAAGTAATTTGACTAATAGCAATCATTAGATGTCCATGCTTGAACATTCCAATGCTTAGTGACTGCAATAGCTTCTTACTAATTACTTGAGTTCCAGCGACCTTGCTTGCGTCTGCTGGGCTTGTGTCTTTGTCTCTCTTTAAAATAAGACCATCCATTGAATCAATCACGAAGCAATAACGATGATCTTCTTGATTATTAAGGACAAGATCTTTAATAACATCAATTACTAAATCATATACATTTGATTCAAGAATGAAAACTGACCCATCAGTCCATTCTGAAGCGTCAGTAACGAACTTCATTCCGCAGCGTTCTCTATTTTCTTTAGAAAGACGGCCCTCTGCCAAGACCCAGACTACTCTGCTTTTTGGAATCTCAGAAAGGAAGTTTCTGCAAATCTCCAACGCTTGAGGAGTTTTGCCTTCATTGTTTGGTCCGCAAAGACGAATAAGAGAAGGGGTAATTCCGCCACCTACTGCTGCGTCTAAGAGTAGGCTTCCCGTAGAGATCTTCCAGCTTACTGCTTCTTCGAAATTAAAATGATCATCTTTATGATCTTTATTATTTAGAATAGCTTGGAGTCTGCTTGAGGCTCCAACTGCTGAGATTTTTTCTTCAGGCTGCTGTGTTTTCGGGGGTCGGGCCATAATTAAGAAATTCTTTTAAAGTTCTGGGCTTCTTGACGATTTGAATGTCTTCGCCCACTTTGCTGTTCTCTTCATTATAGCTGATTGCAGTCTTTGAGTCAAAGCTTTCTTTGAGCTTTTCTTTCGACCGCTTCAAGTCCTTTTGCTGAAGAAAAAGTGAGTATCTTTCTTTTAAAGTCTCTAGAATTTCTTTATTCTGTAAGAAAGCAAGATTAGAAACTAAAGGGTAAGGCTCTACCCATTCCCAAAACCCATGTTCTGGAAATTTTTTTAAAAGCCTAGTGGCGACTTTCATGTCCCTAGGCCAATTTTGCTCTTCTTTTCTTACGAATTTTTCTACAATGGTTTGTTGAATTGACATTAAAATTGATTGAGATCAGATGCTACCATGTCTTTTACTAATTGATGAAAAGAGTACTTTGGATTCCAGTCTAATTCTTTGCGAGCCTTGGAAGAGTCTCCAAGAAGTAGTTCTACCTCTGCTGGACGGAAAAATTTTGGATCTATTCGAATCAAAACAGAAGACGCTGCATCGTTGCGTATGGCATATTCAGTTGATAAAGAATATTCTTCATTTGTTCCTTGCCCATGCCAAAAACCTTCTATACCAACTTCTTTAAATGCTAGTTCAATAAATTCTCTAATAGTATGAGTTTCGTTGCTTGATAAAACGTATTCATTTGGTTTTTCTTGATTGAGCATTTTCCAGACTCCATCTACGAAATCAATTGCGTGACTCCAGTCTCTTTTTGCGTCAACATTTCCCAAACAAATAGGATCAAAAGATTCTCTTCTTTTAATAGCCTTTATTATTCTGGCTACTCCTTTAGTAATTTTTCGAGTAACAAACTCTTCTCCTCTTCTTGGTGATTCATGATTAAAAAGATAACCTTGAATTGCAAAAAGATTATAAGATTCACGATATACTTTAACTAAATGCCTTGCCGCAGCTTTTGCCGCTCCATAGGGAGACCTTGGAGAAAGAGGGTGTTTCTCATCTTGAGGCGCATATTTTACATCTCCAAACTCTTCAGAGCTTCCAGCGTTATAAAATCGACAACTTGGAGAGTACTTACGCACGGCTTCAAGACATCTTAGCACACCCATAGCCCCAGCGTCAAATGTTTGTTCAGGAATTTGCCAGCTTGAACCAACAAAAGATTGCGCGGCAAAATTAATAAAGTAATCAGGTTTAATTTCTCTAACCGCATTGTCAATTGATTGAGAATCAGAAAGATCAAAGGTGACAAGCTTAAATCGATTATTGCAAAGATGCTTAGAAAAATTAGAATAGTTAGGCTTAGACAGTCTTCTTACTGCTCCAAAAATATTATAATTAGTCTTCTCAAGCAAGTAGTCAACCATGTAAGACCCATCTTGTCCAGTAATTCCTGTAATAATTACGTTTTTCATTATTCTGTATGTATTATAGGTTGTGGAATATTATTTTTTATAAAAAAGCTTTTATCTATTTCAAGCTTGTTAGTTTCATAATTCCATTTGTAGGAGCAATGTCCAAAATGTTTATTTTGATATTCTACTTTAAGTTTTCCATTTGAATGTAGCCAAGTCATGTGTCTAACATGAGCATAGTACTTTGGAATTTTTTGATTTACTAAATACTTATAGTTAAGCTCATCCCTTCCGTTGCTGTAAATAATATCATTATCCCAGTAAAATTTAACAAGTTTTAATCCTCTAGAATTAAAAAATATCCTTGGGGGGCAGAAATCATCTATCCATTGCTTGCCATCTAAGATGTAATTTTTAAAATTGATGCTGTACCATTGATTAAACTTATCGTTTGAAATATAAGAGATTATTGATTTTATCTCTTGTATTGAATAATACTCATCGCTAAGATCTAATAACCAAACGCAATCAACATTGTCAGATAACAATGGAAATAAAGCTAAATTTCTAGCATCAGACTCTATAAGAGCTTCATTGGGAGCATTAAAATATTGAATTAAACCTTTGTCTTTTAGATTATTAAAGTAATTTATTGTTTTTGAATTATCAATGTTAATGTTTAAATCCTTGTACTCTTTAAACATGCACGAAACAAAAGAAAAGATAATCTCGCATTCTTTCGCCGCTTCAAACCAAGGACTTAACCTGTTTTCTAAGTCGTCAATGCAATCATACCCACATCCTAGGATACCTATCTTCATAAACTTTAAGCTTTAATTAAGAAATGATATGCTTTTTCTGCATCTTTCGCAGTAGATGGCTGATATTTTCTACTATTTTCTGGTTCATTATTTAAATATGGGACACTGATCCATTTACCGCTTTCTTTAACTCTCCTATAAGCCGCTGCACAATAGCCATCTCCCTCGGTATAAGCAGTGTCATCAACACAACAAATGCCATTTTCTGATAGAACAGAATGAGCTAGTTCGATATCTTCAAAACACGCCCAGTCATAATGAAGGCCATCAACGAAAACAAATGAAAATTTATGGTTTTCAATTAAATGATTTTTAAGCCTTGCGTCTTGAGACATCGCTCTATAATGAATAAAGTTTTGATACTTACTCGTTTCATTGATAAAGAAATTAAAGACTTTTTGATCGCCTTCTTGCTGTCCATTGTAAGGGTCTACGCTTATAATTTTTTTACTATATATTGAAGCTAGTTCTAGGAGTGGGACTGTTGTGGTTCCGTATCTGGAGCCTATTTCTAATATATCGCCTTCTATATTTTCCATTGCTAACTTAGCTACATTTAGCATGGTGATTGTTTGATACTGAGAAGCAAGCCAGCTACTTGGGTTTCCTAGATCTTTAGAGATGCTCCAAGCATAAGTTAGATGAATTAGCTTTGCTATTTCTTTGGATATATTTTCTTTTGTCATATTCTGTTTATAAAATCGTTATATTGTTTTTCCCATCCTATATGCTCAACAATGCTATTGTCAGTGAAGCTAAAAATATTTTCTTGATTTAGTAAATATTTTGCGGCTATCTCATAAGCCATTTCTACATGAGGATGTATTCTTTCAAAGTTTTTCAATACAAAATTAGAGACATAAATCATGTCTCTTGAGCGAAGCATTGCCGGATTAAAACTCCATTCTTTTTTTGCTAAATAGAAACCATCTCTTTTTTCTCCAGATAGTCTTTGAACAATGTCTGGTTGATCTACTCTAGAATATCTATGATAAATAATGCTTGAATTATTTTCTAAGATACGAATAGAATTATCAAGAAGAAAATCTAATTCATTTGTATGAAACACCCAGTCATTTTCTAAATGAAACACAAATTGATGGCTTTTAACTAATTCATGGTTATAGCACTTCGCCATGTCTTTGATAAGTCCATGAGCATGACTTTCGTGATCATTCTTCCAATGTTCTGTAGTGGAAATAACATGAAACCCTAGAGACTTGAAAAAACTAATTTTTTCAGCAGCTATATTTTCATCTCCGGGGATTATTTTTATATGCGCTAGTTTGTCTGCCTTGTGAAATAATTGAGATTTTTTAAAAGTATCTTTTAGACTTACTATGTCTACATCGTTTAGATTATAATGTTGTCTTGTGCTTGTTAGGAATACAATGCTGAACATAAATTTACATTTTCATTCCGCAGAACCATACGCATTCGTTAAAAATCTCTTTGTGAATATTAATAATGCTGTTATCTGTACAAGCTTGCTTTATATCGTCTAATTTAGTTTCCCAAGAAAACCACCTTCCTTCTGATTTTGCTTGTTCAAATTGCTGTTCATTTTCAAAAAAATCATGAGACATAATGATATCTCCTCTCTTTAGAAATTTTGAGTAGATATTAAATTCTTTTACTTTATCTCCATTATCGCAAAGCAATAAAGTCCTGCCTTGTTTTTGAATTAAATTTCCAACTTCAGAAATGCACTTTCCATTTGTTAAAACGTCATATTGAAAAAATTTACCGCCGAGAGCTTCGATTAAATTAATAGAAGTTTGATCTCTGACAGTATTATCAAAGGTGAAAAATTCTTTTGGAGTTTTATGGTGAGTATTGTTTTTATACAAGACAGGTTCGTTTGTATTTTTGCAAGAAGCTGGCATCTTGCTTAAATAGCAGTATAATGCTAATAAAGTTGATAGTCCTCCATCATGGGTTCCAAGCTCAATAATTGTAGAAAAATTATAATCTAACAAAAGTTGGTTGATTGCTCTTGGTGCATTTGGGTGTTGTTGCATGAAGCAACCAAAAAATGGCAAATGCATATTGCTAATACATTTTTTTTCTTGATTTGTCATATGTCTAAATGATGCTTTTTGATTTCTATTTTAGAAAAATCAATTTTATTATCTATCTCTTTTCCTGCGCGATTCGACCAAACGGGTTGCCAGAAATCATTTTGTTTAATCCTTTGATCTTTATCTATAGCCCAATAATGGAACACATAGGGCGTTTGTCCTTCTCTAAGATCTTCAATTAAATTATTAAACATCAAAGTCTTAACAAGATTTCCAGAGACATCTATCAATTCACAAGTGTCGCTTTTGTCTGTATCTATCTTTCCATCTTGTTTTTTAGCAAAATTTACTATTCCACGATATAAGCCATCTTTGTGCATGTACCATTTGTAGCCTATGTCTTTATAGTGGTAAATGTCACCGCATAGATTAATGCTTGGAATTAAATAAGCAGAAGCTTCTGATTGAGATAATAAGTAATTAGCAACCCTGCGCCATAGATTTTTTTGATAAAGAGGAAACCTTTCGTCTATATCGCAAGAAATTTTTATATCTCCAGATGTATGTTGCAGCGCAAAGTTTTTAATTTTACCATCAAATGCCAAATCAGAATAATCAAAAGCGCATTGACAAAGGATGACGTTAGAAATGCCTTTTTCTTCTAGAAATTTACTGACAGTTTCAAACGTTTCATCTTCTGATTTATTAATAGCAATAACGACCTCATCCATAAACTGTGAATAGTTTAGGATAGACTTTTGCCAGTCGAATCCCATCTTAATGAGATTAAACGCAGAGGTATAAGAAGAAAATTTCATTTAACCACAATAGGGAGATTCCCTAGTTTATTATTTATTCTTTTGCAAAGCAATTGCTTTGGAGAATGATTATCATAAAATCTTAATGGTAAAAAAGATTTAGAAAACTCTTGCTGATAGACTTTTTCTACATCTCTGCCCCAATCGTCTAAGAGCATGTAATCGATTTCAAGATCTAAAGTTAATTGAATATCATTTCTAACACAATCTTCCCAATGGTCTCCATCAATAAAAATAAAATCAAATTTTTGATCTTTAATTTTATCTTTTACTTTTCTGCTGTCTTCATTTATAAAAGTAAACCTATTAGGAAATGATTTTTTTAAATGGTCAACAGCTTTAAACGTCCAAGATTTGTCTGGATATGGAGTTCCATGAATTTGACAATGAATCAAATCGCTTCTATGGTAAACTGGATCTACAGATGTTACGTTTGCATTTGTATGCAGTAGCCAATTTAGAGCAGACCCTCCTTCAAAAAATCCTATTTCAAGAATATTTTTAGGGTTGCAAAATTGAAGAATATCTCTAGTTACAAGAGCAAGCTCAGAATAGTTTTGCATTGGTTGAATCTGCTTGCCTTCGACAATATAATTAAAAAATTCTTCTGGCTTAACAGCTTTTAGTTTGCTCATAGATAAAATCCTTTGTTTGCTTTTATCGATTTTAGATCTTCATTTAAAATTTTCTTTCTATAAAAATCTTTTAAAATGCCCTCTGAATTAATAAACTCTTTAAACTTTTGGTCTGTCGATACAGACTGTTTAGCGTAATTAATAAAAGAATCGGCGGTGAATTCTAATCCTATAGAATAACAATACATTCTAAATTGTTTTCTATTCTCCTCGGCTCTTCGGAAGCCTTCTTGATCATTCTCTCTTCCTAGGAGCAGATGATTACTTCTTCCGTATACATAATAGTATTTAAAAAAATGATCAATATAATAAGACTCATCTCTTTCTGGATCGTCTTCTCCATCTCTTAGTCTCCAAGTATGTTCTTTTTTATTTTCGTCAAAGAATTGAGATAGGTCAACAGCTTGGCTTCTGGCTCCAATTAGTCCCCAGTGCGGAGAACCATGAAAATACATGTCGTCATAATATTCAAAAGCGAAGCCTTTGCCATAATTATATATAGACTTGATATTTGATTGTTTAGCTTTTTGAATTAGATCTTTGATTCCTGAAACCCATTCAGGATTAAACCTCTCTCTAGAGTCTCTAAGAACGAGCCAATCGCCAATCTTAAGCGGTCCTTGGCGCAAAAATTCATTCATTTGAAAGTCATGATCGTTAGTCCATTTTCGATAGACGACTTGACCACAGCCCTTTCTTTCCTCTAGAAGTTCTTTAGTTCCGTCTGTAGAACCGCCATCGACATAAATCAAACCGTCAAAAGCTTTGTAACAGTCTCTTGTTAAATCATCTATATTTTTCTTTTGATTTTGTGTGATTCCACAAAGATAGACTTTCATTCACTCATTATATCTATCCCTAAAGAATCTTTCCAACATAAAAAAGAATTATTTTTATGACCTTCTGGAATTGTGCCATTAATCCAAGTGCTGTTTAAAATAGAATTCCATTCTTGATCTGTTAGTTTTACGTTTGGAAAATCTATTCTTTTCTTTATAGGGATATCAATAAACACTTCTTTCGTGTCCGTGTATTGTGTTAATCTACCGCCGCAAGGGTATTCGCGTATTGAAATTTTACCATTATCAGCAAATAGTAATTTAGTAACAAAGAATTTTAAATTATTTTCTTTGTAGAAATTCTGAACTGCTTCTTCTGTCCATAACTCATTTGCAAAAGGACCGGGGCCACCTTTTGAATTTGGAATAGAGTTATAAAACTTTTTGCTAGTTAAATGAGCCCTTTCTGAATATCGCCCATTACCTTGGTTGCCAGCAAGATCAACATGACCAGCAATTTTATTTTGTTCTAATGCTTCTTTATAGCTATTAAGTTCTTCTATAGTGAAGTCTCTAACCATAAACTGATCGCATTGTACATAAACTACATAATCATTATCAAGATTAAATTCATTAAAAAGTTCTCTTGTCCCTAACCCGCAGCCAGAATTTTTTTTCCTTAAGATGAGTTTGTCAATTAATCCTTGATTGAAAAAAGAAAAAATGGCAGCGTGGTCTTCGCCGCCGTTATTTAGCAATACTACTTCGTGATTGAATTTAGTAAATTGCTTGATTGATTTTAAACAAAGCTCAGTTTCTTTGGGTCGATTATAATTTAATACTAAAAAGGAAAGCATTATTTACTTCTTTCAATGATATTATCAAGTTTTGCTTCTATTTTATCAAATCTAGCGTTAATATGCTCTGAGAATTTATTAAGATCTTCTTTATTGACGTATTCTTTAGGAAGAGAGATTTCAACACCATAGATTTTTCGTTCAAGATCTGAAATTTTATCTTGTTGTTTATCTATTGCATCAAAGTTTCTTTTAAATACCCAAGCAGCTAAGAAACTAAGAATAGATAATGCTATATTAAATAAAGTTTGCCAATCCATAGTTGCTCCTGTTGTTGGATTCATATTCGTTAGTTGTAATAAAAAAGCGACTCTCTTGTAACAGAAAGTCGCTATAGTTCAGCGCACTACGTTTTTTCCGCTGTTTTGCTTTTGTTTTGCCTCTATCTTTTTGGAAAAATCGACCTTAATGTGCATACAATATTCTACACCTTAGAAATACTGTATGAACAAAAAAGGTTGAAAATTTTAAAGACTAACTGGCTCACATTTTCCACCAGCGCAAGCAGCTTCTTGAGTGTGACTTGTTTCGTCTTCGTCCTCAATAAGCTTGGTGAAATCAACGCAAGACCACTCTTCCTGAAGCTTCTTGAACTTGGCTTCATCTTCAGGCGTTACAATTGCTTCCATTGGAGCTTGCTGATAAATCTTATCTCCAGAATAAGGCAATAAAGAAACAGCAGTAAAATACTCTTGGTTCTTGTAAAGGTACTCTGTAACGGTCTTCCATTCGTCATCTTTAACGATAACTGTGCAGCTAACTGAATGGTTTAAGGGTTTCTTATTGGCTTCGGTTGTCCCGCAGTTTACCCAATTAGTTTGAGTCAATTTAATAAGTTCCAAATGCTCAACAGCATTAAGTTCAGATTTAATCTTGACATTCTTACCTACTTCAATAGGGAATGAGATAACATCGTCTACCTTGTTTGCGCTCCAAACGCTCTCTTCGCAAGCGTGTTCGTTAAACATCTTAAAGAACTTATAGACGTTATCTTCTTTATTGACCTGAATTCGGCGGAAGTACTTGCGAGCATGATGGGGGTGAATTCCAGAAGCAGCAGACAATACAATTGAATTAGTACCTTCTGGCTTGATGCAGGTCACTCTAGAAGCCTGATTGATGCCAATCTTCTTAGCCCATTCGATATTAGTATTAACTGATACCTTGGCGGCTTCTCTTTGATACTCTGGATTAAAAAGGACTTCTGGATTGTCCATCATTCCCGTAATAGAAACGCCAAGCAAAGCCTCTTGCTCTGTTAGCTCCTCTGAAGTATGACCAAGATAAGGGAATGTGGTATAGGCAGCTTGCAGCGTACCGATCAAAGAAGCAGCCCAAGAAGCATTTTTAAAATCTTCTAGAGACTCAACTTTAGCTCCATTAATAGAAGTAAGGTTACAGAATTGGAATCCGCAACGCCCATCTTTAGTAATAGGAATAAAAGAAATCTCAAAGCAAGGATTCAAAAGCTGATTCTCATCAACAACGTACAAGAATCCCGGCTCGCCAAACTCTTTGGTCTTATTAATAAGGGTTTCAAACTCTTCATAAGAAGTTTTGCCGCGAATAATAATGGCAGAGTTATTTGATCTAGCTCTCTGAGGATTGTCAAGGAACCAATTTCCAGTCTTGGCGTTCATCATGTCCTTGTCTTGAGCGTCAAAGATAACGCTGCAAGCAGAACGGCGAATACCACCTGACAACACTGCATCGGCGCAATGCATCAAAATATCATAAGCATTAACGGTCTTAAGGCGAGTTTGATTGCTGTCTTCAATGATGGTGTCAAGCAAGAGCTTAACCTTGAAATGGCAGTTCTTAAGCCCCTTGTAACCGGGAGCTTTACCGCCGCCGGTCTTGAGTTTCGCACCTTTTGGACGAATTTTGCTATAATCAAATACAATCTTACGCCCAGAATAAGCAGTGTTCTTGAAATAGCAATTTAATAGGGCTTCAATAGAGTCGCCCCAACCTTCAATATTATCAGTTACAGTATAAGTGATTACCGCTCCCGTCTTATCTTTAGCGTTAACGAGATCAGGGAGTCGATTGAGGAACTTATCAGTGATACCAAATCCAACACCAGTACCACAAAGAAGAGTATAAAAGGACTCAGCAAAAGAACGAATAGAATCAATATGACGTACAGCGCAGTTAAAGATTCTTCCATTATGAGCTTCAACAGCCTTACCGCCGAATTGCATGCTCCGCATTGAAGGAGTAACTTTCCTTTCTCTAACCAAGTCGAAAGCTTTTGAGATTTCATATTTGTCTTCTTTTGGTAGGTGCTTGAATTTCTTCAAGTGCATGGTCTCGACTCTTGTAACAGTCTCGTCCCATGTTTCTCTACGCTTCTTCTTTTCATCATATTTTGCGTATTTTGTTACGAACGTAAAGTTCGCCATTTCATCTAGGAAGTTAATAGCCTTGCTCATATTAGGATAATAAATTACACCGACAGGAAGCTGATTTGGGAAATCAAAAATTACAGTGCGACTCTGTTCGTGTGCTTTGCGCCACGACGCTTCTTGGAATACTCTTTTTGAGCCTTGTCTTTAACGGGGTCTACTCCTCTTTCTTTTTCTCTTTTTTCAGAAAGATCTTTCGAAGCATCCCACATTTCGCCAAGATTATAATTCTTTCTCTTAGTCTTTTCAACAAAATCTCGCTCAGAGTTCGCATCTATATGTGTATCTACACTTACATTAGGAGAGATGAAAATTCTTTGCCACTTGACTCCGCCCTCAGAATACACTTTCTCTGCGTCAATGCCAAGAAAAACTTCTTTGTATTCTTTCGTTTTAGGATTTTGAAAAATGTAAACTGGCATATTAGAAAAGAGAGAGAATCTGCTCTACGGTCTTTTTGACGGTGAACTGGTCTTGCAACTTCAAACCTTCTTGGTTTATTTTGCTTTGCTTAACTCTGGCGATAGCTTTTTCGCAACCTTCAATAAAAGCTTCTTCAGACCATTCAAAAATATTTCCTTGATTAAATTCTTGCCCTTGATGAAAGAACATTCCATCATAAGCAGGAATTTTGCTTGAAGGATTTATTAGAACTGAATTTTTATCATTAGCCCAAGCAGTGTAAGCGTGGGCGTTAACAATTACAGAATGCTTGCCAATTGCGACAGACTGAAATTCTGGCAATGCCCAGCCTTCGCCGCCAGAAGCACCAAGGATAACGTCTGCTGAATTTAGAAATTCATTATAAAGATTAACCTGAGCCATGTGACCAAAGAAACTAACATTGAAGAATTTCTTTCCTTCAACTGCCATGTTAATTAGTTTGGTGTTATCTTCTTGGGATAGAAAGTTATTATAAAGAGCGCACTGCAAAGAGTAACTGCTATTATTAGCATACTTATTGATCCATGCGCGAATAGCTTTTACATGGTGCTTGCGCTTCTCAAACTTGCCACAGAGATTAAACGTAATTCTTCCATCATTAAAATACGTCTTGTTTGTAGCTTTAAAATTCTTTGCATCAAAGAACAGGGGTAAATAAGAAGTATTACCTACCCCATGTTCATTGAATACCTTCACAGAATAAGGAGAGGAAACTAATACCTTGTCATTATTTTTTAAGATATTAATTTCAGTCTGAGTGAGGGCATCAAGTTCGTGAAAAGTAAGAAGGAACTGCCTGTCACTATAAGACTCAAGGGAACCATTAATATGCCATAGTTTAAAAACTGGATCTTTTCTTGAATGATATCGAAGACCTTTCTTCAAACAAGAATTAAACCAATTCTTAAAATCTTCCGAAACCTCCTCCTGCCCAAAGTCAGGATTGCCAATCATAAACAATGATGGCTCCAGCTTCAAGGAATAAATCTCCTTGAGAAGCTGAATTGAGACCTGACCAAAGCTGGTCGTGTTTACTGGAAGATGTAAGGCAAATTTCATGTTAGATCAAATCATCATCTGCGCTGACTTGGCTGACTGCGGCCTTTACAAGAGGCTTAACTACTGCGCGAGGAGCGGCCTTTGCTGCTGGAGCAGGAGTGGGAGCGCCTTGAGTTCCAGTGAGGGTTTCGTACTGAGCCTTCTCCATAAAAATCTGAAAGTCAGGAGAGCCGTCGTTCTTCTTCTTGTTGTTCGGGAAAACAATGATCTTAACTTCGTCAAAGTTATCCTTGATATCCTTAAGGCGGAATTTACCAGTTAGATACTCAGAACCACTAGAACCTTTACGGCTCCAAAGTGCGCCAAGTTCGCGTCGAATTGTATTACTTTCAGTATTGTTAGTATTAGGAGTAGGCATAATATATGCAATAAAATACTAGCCTATACATCCCGAAAAGTAAAGTCTATTTACACAAAATCTTGCATTTCTTTGCTCTCGATTTTTGTCTTTAAAAACTCTAAAGCTTTCTTGTGCAAAGTGATTGCTGTTTGATATGTGACTCCAAGTTCTTTGGATATATTCTTCCATTTGCGAGAAGATTTGTCCCCATAGTATCTCAGCATGATTATTTTCTCCAACCTCTTGTCTTTCATCTGAGAAAGAAGATTAAAAACAAACTCCTTCTTTTCTTCAAAATCATTAATCTCTTGGCATAAATTTGCTGCTATGTTTTTCTGATTTTCATCATCAAGAGAAATCGCCCACTTGTGTTTAGTAATATTTGTTAAACATTTGTATTTAACATGGTTAGCAAGCCAAGTCGAGAACTTACTATTTTGTGTCTCGTCAAAATTAAGAGTGCATTTATAGATAATGTAATCTTTTTCACTTACAAGATCTTCTGGGCTTATTCCTCTTTCTTGAAGAATCTTATTGTATTTCTTAAAAATATCAAAACAGAGAGGCGAGTGCCTTTCTATAAGAGTTTTTAATGATTGGTTGCATTGATGAAGTTTTACCTTCGTTACAAGTTCGTTGTCAGTTGAGTCTATCATGTGCGAAAAGCTTACCTTCTTTTACGAAGATGTCAACAGTCTTTTTAACCAAAGACTTCAAATATTTTTCAGGATCTGCATGCTTCCAGCGAACAATATAATCAGAATGTTGTCTAAGAAGAGGATCGTTTCTTCTCTCATCATCATTCGCAGGATTGCAAATTGAACCGTTATCAAAAAATTTTTCAACATAAATTAAAACCCCTTTATTTTCTTCCTTTAGCCAGACCACTTCGTCAGCAGGATATTCGAAGTGTCTAATATCAGTTACACAAAAAATATCAGAGCTTTTAAAATTTTCACTCTTCTTGTATTCTTCAATCACTTCATCTAATTTTGAAATCCAATATCTTCCATTTGTTTCTTGTCTCATTTTTCTTGCATGTTCGACAAGTTCAAATCTCACTTTGTTTTTATCTTCAGAAGAGCAACTTAGAATATCAACTCCATGCTTATTAACAATAAAATCCCGCAAGTCAGATTTTAAAATGTCAGCTAGAGCAAACCTTACTACGTTCACTCCAAAGTCTTCTAAACAAAATTCCTTTAGTAATTTATAGTAAGTATCCTTACCAACAGTAGCTGCGCCAGAAATTCCTAAATACAGGTTAGACATAGTAAGTAATAGTATTTAAGAAAGGCTGGTTTGTAAAAGGAACTGCCAGCTTTATGATTTTTCTTTGAGTTAAAATAGGAAAAGGCTTGTCATCTCTAAAGAGTTAGAGATTTCAAAATAATCAAGAGTTACCCATTTCAATCCTTCGCAGTCTGTTTATCAGATTTTCAGCCTTCTTAAGAAAGCCTAGCTAATGACTAACTCTTTGTTTAAGTTCTTTGTCTTTGCGGGTGGGATTTTTCTTAGGACGAACTGCCAGCTTTTTCTTTTGAGAAAAATGAGGTTTCAGCTTTTTCAAAGTCTTCTCCTTGCGGAACGTCGCCTTTTCCCGAAATGGCGCTGGATTTCTTAGATCCAGTTGACTAGGGTCTTTTTACGGGCCTGATGTCTCTGATGCGTTCAAACTGGGATATCCCCAGTAGGCTGTTCACCCAGACAAAGAACTAACTCATCCTAGTCAGGGAGACTTGGTTTTGTCAAAAGTTTTTTCGCGCAACTCGCTGAAGATGACCAAAAGGTTCTTGATGTCCTTCTCGCTGATTGAAGCTGGGGTGCATCTTTCAGAATCGTTTTCAATGAGAGCGCAATAAGAATTAATAATTTCTGCGATAACGAAAGAAGTTTTAGGAGAAATAGTGACGTTCTGCTCGTAAGCATCAAACTTCTTAGAAAGAATCCAATAATTATTATTTTTAAACGTTGCCTTTTTTACGATTCCGTTCTTCTCAAACTCTTCAAGAGTACACAAGACGCAAGCTCTTTCAGATTCTGGATTCTCGGAAATAGTGAGTAGTTTGGTAAAATCATTCTCACAGAAACTATCATTCTGAAAATACCATTGATATAATTTAACTGAAGCATCTGCGATTGTCATACTTAATCATACAAGAATGCCAGAAAAAGCTCCAAATAAACTTGATTTTTTGCTTTTGCTGCGCGAGAATATTGTCCATGAGACTTTCTTGGCACGAATATGGATGCATGATGGCTCTTGCCGCTTCCTCTAGAAGCGAAGACCCTCACACCAAAGTTGGGGCTTGTATTCTAAACAAAGAGGGGAGGATAATTTCAACTGGCTACAACGGCCTCAAAAAAGGCTTCCCAGTCAAAGAGTGGATGAAGAAAGAGGAAAATCGTCCAAGAAAGCGAGAAATAATGATTCATGCAGAAACTAACGCTTTGTCCTTGATAAGAAGAGGAGAAGGAGAGAGTATATGCTTGACAATCTCACCTTGCTTCGCTTGCGCCAAAGACATTGTTTCTCATGAGATTCAAAGAGTGTTTTATATTAAAGAGTATGATCAGTGCAATAAGTTCAAGGAAATCTTTGATTTTTATAAAATTCATTACCAAGAACTAAAAGAAGAAAACCTTTCCAAAATTAAATCTCATTTACAATCATGGATATAGAATCAATCGTACCAGTTAAGTTCGTGAAGTTAAACAACTTAGCCATCACTCCAACTCGCCAAAAGACTGGAGATGCTGGCTATGACTTGTACGCAACTGAAAACGTGAGGATCAAGCCAATGAGCCGCGCTCTCGTTAGCACTGGTCTTTCAATTGAGGTTCCTCAAGGTTACTATGCAAGAATTGCTCCTCGCAGCGGTCTGGCAGTTAAGAATGGAATTGATGTTCTTGCTGGAGTTGTAGATTCTAGTTATCGTGGAGAAGTTAAAGTTGTTCTTATGAATCTAAGTATTGATCTTGCAAGCATGATGGGACTTACTCCAAATATTGCTGGTTCAAATTTTGATTTCAACATCAAAGCTGGAGACAGAATCGCGCAACTTATCATTGAAAAGTATCACGCTGTTGATTGGCAAGAAGTCACTCAACTTTCTTCAAGCGAAAGGACGGGCGGATTTGGAAGCACTGGCGTGTAAGAATGTCACTGTGACAACCAATTTTGTCTCAGAATGTCTCAAATAAGCAGTAAAAAGGCGGTTTTTAAAGTTGGCACAGTTTTTGCTAGAGGAAAATTCTATGATATACTATATTCAATCAAGCAATGGTCAAACTCAAAAACTAGATCTTTACAATAAAGATTCATTCGTGCTAGACAAAATGAGCAACGAATATGTTTCTGAAATTGAAGTGCCGGGTTTCAGTAAAGAAGATTTAGATATTACAGTAAAGAGAGATGAGATTGGCGATTTAGTCACAGTTAAAGCCTCTAACGCGAAGAGGAAAGCTGAAGCTTCGCTATGGATTCCTTCCGCAGCGGACGCTTCTCTTTTGAAAGCTTCTGCTGAGAACGGACTGCTTACTTTGTCGGTTCCTGTTAAGGGAGCCTATCAGCCGAAGAAAGTTAAAGTAACCTAAGTTACTCCCCGCCTTCGGGCGGGGTTTTTATTTTATGAGTTATCTAAGTTCATCAATACCAGTTCAGATTGGATACCTTGACGTTTCCTTTCTTCATAATGCAAAACCTAGGACCATGAACGAATGGATTCCTGTTGAGATATTCTCTGTGGTTTCAATACCTAAGAGATGTTTAATGTTTAATGTGATGAGTGAGTTTGGCGCACAGTTCGCAAGGGTTCCAATTCACTACTTGTCCTTTGATGCCAACCCAACTACTGATTACGAATTACATTGGTTGCAATTGTGGGATAGTTTTAGTTACTATTTCACTATTCAGAGATTTGATTATTTAAAAAATGCTTCTGCTTATATACTTTTGAAAGATAAAAGTAAACACGTTGGCAAATATTGCTTCACGATTGATTGGTGTAATGGTGATGATTATAATTTAGGTTATTCTGAGATATCTGCTGGACATAAATGCGCTCACATCTTCTGGGGAGAAGGGGGACAAATGTTCGCTCAACCAAACAACAGAATAGTTTGGAGAGATTCAGGAGCATTTATTGGTTCCCCGCTTCCTCTAGAGGCAAAAAATTGGAAACCTTTCGGACATGAGTTCTCTTGCGAAGGGCTTGCTTATAAGTGGACTGCTGGCGATGAAGAACTTATGTATTATGAGTTCAAGAATGAGCCAGAGTTAGCCAAATAAACACGATAAAATAGAATGTGTAATATAAGATGTAATTGAATATGACTGCTGAAGAGAATGAAATTTTTAGAGAAGCTATTTTACTTCAGAAAAGCACCAATTGGTGGATTAATCAAACATCTAAGATTATCCAAAAAATAGACGATCTTGAAAAACAAGATTTCTCTTTGGAAAAGGAAAATGAATTAGAGAATCTTCGCAAGAATCTAGGCACTTTTTTAGCTCGCAAGAAAATAGAAGAAAAGAAAATCGAAGATCTTCTCATTAAGATCGACAAGGTAGAAAAAAAGGAAAAGGATAAAAATGCCAAAACTAAAACGTGAAAAATTCTACATGGTAATCTCAAAGAAAAATAATTACACCTATGGAGCCTTTCCATATTCAAAGGAAGGCAAACAAGCAGCCAGAGATTACATTGAAGAAAAATCAAACAAAAATTTGCAGTTAAAAATTAAAATTAAATAATATGCCAGTACCGAACAAGCGTAAAAATGAAGATCCAAAGAAGTTCATGGGGCGTTGCATGACCGACATTCCAAAGGACGAATACCCAGACCAGAAGCAGCGTGTCGCTATCTGCCTAAATCAGAATAAGAAGAAGCCGAAGAAGTAATTCTTATTTATGAAGCTAGTTATCTGCATCCCCGGAAACAACTTTTCCGGGGCTTTTCTTGATTCCTTTATTGAATTCTATCATTGGTGTCTTCACAATGGTATTCATGTATTATTGTCAAGGAAAGAATCATGTAATATTTACTATGTCAGAAACATGTGCCTTGGCGGCAATGTTCAAGCTGGCAAAGATCAGAAACCTTGGAGCGGAAAGCTTGATTATGATTACATGTTATGGATAGACTCTGACATCATCTTCAAACCTGAAGACTTTATTAAACTTCTTCAGATGGAAGTTGATATTGCATCAGGTTTATACTTAATGACAAATGGAACTAGAGAGCCTAATCAGTTTGCGACCGTAGTAGATTGGGACGAAAAGTTTTTTGAAAAAAATGGTTACTTTAAGTTCGTTCAGAGAGAAGATATAGTAGGCCAAACAAAACCCTTCGTAGCTGACTACACTGGGTTTGGTTTTATCTTAATTAAGAAAGGCGTATTTGAGAGTTTGGATTATCCTTGGTTCCAGCCGATCTTCTTTAATATTGGTAATGCCCATGACTTCTGCATGGAAGACGTTGGCTTCTGCCTAAAAGCAAAAGAAAAAGACCACAAAGTATGGATACATCCACAAGTAATAGTGAAACACGAAAAGAAGATCCTTCTCAGTACATGAGGGATCTAAAGATTACTCGACTCTGCCTGTTGGAGAAATTTTTTAATACTGACTTAGAATTGTTAGTTGAAATCTGGAAAGGAGAAACTGAATATCAGTATTTTACTCTTGATTTCGCTTACAATTATACTTCTTGCGCCGTTATGGGATCAATAAGCGACCGAGAATCAACCCTAGGAAATTACAAAGAAATTCTTTGGGCAAAAGATCAGTTGTTTCATATAATGGATTTAGAAAAGTATCTTAGATGGGATACCTCAGAAGCAGTAATCGAAGATTTATCTGAAAAACAATGAACGTAAAGCTAGAAAATTATCTTTGCAACCGTTTCGCTCCTTTCTTTGAAGGCAAAGACCATTCGTTTGACTGTTCTGACGGCTGGTTTTTTATCTTAAATTGGGCGTTTTTGAGAGTTGAACGTTCTCTAAAATACATAAATGAAGAGAAGGCTCCAGAAGACAAGGACTCTTTCGTCGTTTTGCAAACCAAAGAAAAATTTGGGACTCTTCGGCTCTACTACGCAGGGACAGACAGCGAAGAGATTCGCACCATTGTTAGCAATGCAGAGTCTTTGAGCGGCTTTATTTGCGAAGAAACTGGAGTGTTTAATGAAACTGTAGGGAGTAATTCCAAGGGATGGATCAAAACTCTTGCTAAAGATCAAGCCGGGTTTAATACTGGATGGACTAGCAATTATGATGAAAATTTGCTTGCCATCTTAGAAGAAATAAAACTAAACAAATGACTGAAAAAGAAGCCAAGCAGCAATGCTTAATGATTAAGAAGACTTCTAATTGGCTAAAGAAGGAAATCGCAGCGACGATGAAACTTGTCAGAGAGTCTAAAAGCGGGGAAGAAACACTCCTCCATTTAAATAATCTCATTTGTTTGAAGAACAAGGCTGGAGCAGAGGTCAGCCGCATTGACGACTTGATCAAGCGGATGGAAGACGAAGATTTTGAATTTTAACCTTGTTTTCCCCTTGCGAGCGACTAGAGTGGGGGCGTGATAAATTACGGACTTTGCTGCATTTCTCTTGTTTTATCCGAAAAAGGAGACAAGTTTCAAACGCTTACCTACACAAGATTCAAGACTCTAGGCAGGGAGGAGGGGATGAAGGTTCTCTCCAAGAGAATACTTAACAATTTCAATGTCACTCTTAAAACAATTTCTCACTGCGCTCAAAGCGGAATTGGATCTTACAGACTTTCTAGCGAGATTACTCCTCTTCTTAGTCATCCTGATCTTAATCTTGATCTCACTGAACTTGACGATGCGAAAGAAATTTTTGATATCATTGATGAAACTAAGAAAGAGATAAAGAGATCAGGCTTGCGAATCTCTGCTCACCCTCCAGAGTTTGTTAGCTTCACTTCTCAGAAAGAAGAAGTTATTAATAATTCAATCAGAGACTTAGATGAACACGCTATGATTTTTGACTTGTATGACTGCCCAAAAGATTATCGTTCTCCTTTAAATATTCACATTAGACAAGATGGCGACCCAGAAGAACTCTCTCAGAGATTTATTTCAGTTTACAATCGTCTCAATCCTAGTGTAAAAGATAGATTGGTGCTTGAGGTCAATGACAACAAGAATGGCACTTGGTCAATCAAGAATCTTATAAAATACTTTTATGAGCGACATGGGATTCCAATTACTTTCGATTCTTTGCATCAGTCTCTTTTGCATGGCGATCAATCTGATGAGGAGGCGTTTAATGATGCTTATCGCACTTGGCCCACTAAACCTTTATTTCATTATTCTGAAGGCATAGATGGCACTCGCAAACATGCCGACATGCCAATAAATCATCCAAAAAACTTTGGACAGTCTGTTGACTTTGACATAGAATTGAAGAGTAAAGATTTAGCGATCTTTAAATTGAAAGAAATTGCTAAAACAATTTGTAATTAATTCGCCGCCAAAATAGCTCAACGGTAGAGCATCGCTTTTGTAAAGCGGAGGTTGCTGGTTCAAATCCAGTTTTTGGCTCGAATCTTTCTATAGGCTCCATTTTAAGTGAAAAGCTATTACATATTTTTAGATGATATAAGATATCCAGAAGATGTCACATGGGTAAATATTCCTAATTATGAATGGACAATTGCCCGTGATTTTTTTCAGTTTCGGGATATAATAAAGATAAAGGGCGTTCCTGCTTTTATCTGTTATGATCATGATCTTGGGGCGCAGCACTATCGTGATCTTAAAACCATCCTAGAAACTAATAAAATTGACTACTCTAAATATAAAGAAAAGACTGGCTACGATTGTGCTAAGTATTTGGTTGAGCTTTGTCAAGATCAAAGTGTACCTCACCCAGAATACGAAGTCCACTCAATGAATCCTGTGGGTGCAGAAAACATTAAAAAATACATAGACAATTACAATGCATCAATTAGAATTTGATTTTAGATCTCCAGAAGAGATTAATAGGCAGAGAAAAATCGCAGAAGAAAACGAAAAGGTTTTTGAGGAGATGTTCTCTGATGATGGATATGTTTATAATAAGTTTGTAGACTTTTTGCTTGACCTCGTTCCTTTTAGGTTGGCATGGAAATCTAGATACTGGCCGGGGAACATTAGGTGGTGGATTAAATGCAAGTATCAGAAAATTCGCTATGGAGTTTCTGATGATGATGTTTATTCTTTAGGCTATAATATAGCTCTTTTTGCCTTGCCTCGCCTTAAGTATTTTAAGGAGAAAGGAAAAACTGGAATCCCTGTTTGTTTCTTGCCAAACAATTTTCATCTCCTTGAGGGCGACGAGCAGACAGCCGCTGAAGAAAGAGGCATCAAAGAAATGGAAGCCGTTCTTGACGAAATGATTTTTGCTTTTGAGTATATTATTGATGGAGATAAGATGTGCGAATTGCCAGAGAGCCTTTCTTTTAAAGGTAAGGCTTTCGATTTCAACTCTGAAAAGAGCATAGAAGAAAAGGAGGATTGGAAACGTTATATGGAAAAATCTAATAAGCTTAATGAAAGAAAAAATAATGGCCTCGCTCTCTTTGCCAAGTATTACGACATTCTTTGGATATGAAATTTACTGATGAACAGCGCGAACTAATTAAAGAAACGCGCAGAAAAATTAATAAACTAGAAGACGAGCAAACTGCTTTATATAGTAATTTGCTTTCTCAATTAAATATGCCTGAAAGGGCAGAGGATTGGATATTTGATTATGTTTATAACAATTACGGGACGATAAAGAAAATAGAATCCTTTCTTAAATAATATGTCAAAACTGCATTTTGTTCCCAAAGGCTGGGGATACGAGAAGTGGATTGTTAATAATGACAAGTATTGTGGCAAAATTCTTTTCGTCGTTAAAGATCGCAAGTGTAGTCTTCATTACCACAATATCAAAGATGAGACTTTCTACATCCAAAGCGGAAAAATTGTCTTGCATTATGGCATGGACGAAAAAACTGCAAGAAATCACTGGATTACCTTGGGTCGAGGCGATACCTTTCATATCCCAGTAGGGATGATCCACCAATTCTCTGCTCTAAAAGATAGTGAAATCATTGAAATCAGCACCCAGCATTTCGACGAAGACAGCTACAGAATCGAAAAAGGAGACTAAAGTGTCGCAAAATAAAAAACTCTTAAGCGAACTGGCGAAAAGCATTAAAAATGTCGATCCCAGCGAACAACCTAATCGTATAGTTAAGAATATCGATAAGATTATTCAAGACTATTATATGAAGTTTTACGACACAGTTGACATTAGAAAACAAACAACTCAACAAAAAAATGGACACTGCTGCTAAGGTTTCAACCCCTTGCACCAGATTTTGTAAATTAAGAGACGGTTTTTGTATAGGTTGTGGGAGGTCTTGGCAGCAAATCGCTGATTGGACTCAGTATTCTGAGAAAACAAGACTTGAAATAATGGAATCTCTGTTATCAAACGAACAAAATGAACGGAAAAGGAAGCAATCCTAGAAATTGTTTTAGTAAACAGTTCAAATCTAATTATGATGAGATTAACTGGAATAAACCAGTTAACAATGAACAGACCAGTAAACATCATGGAACTCAAAGAAAAAGACTTAAAAAAATACCACCAACCCAAAGTGGGGGATAATTTTCAAGCAGGAGACTTACTTCATTTGATTGACGATGAATATGTAGTCATTTCAAAAGACAATATCCTGATGAAACAAACAATTAGTAAGTATAACAAAGTATATAGAAAAAATGGAAAAAGATAAAGACGGTTATCTCTTGGTCCCCAAAGAATTCACTCACAAAGGTTACCAGTTCAAGTTTATAAAAAAGCTTGAAGGCGGCTGGATGATCTACGAGAAGACAAAAGAGACCACAAAAACCAAAAAGTATGAATTGGTTAAGCCTAAAAGACAAGATCAATTCGTGTTTCATGGCAAAACTATTGAGGCTAAGTGGGTTTACCCTAATAATAATGCTTTTGGCAGGACTGGCTTTGACTGCATTTCTTTTGATACTGCTATTAATAGGCATAAAGAGATCTTGGCAAACAAGCAAGAACAAGTTGAGAACACTCAAGCTGAATTAAAAATTCCAAAGAGCGAGTTTACTATGAAAGATCTCCTCGTTACAAACAAGATCCCTTATCCTAAGCTCTATCTTAAGGTTAAACAAATGGTTTTTGAAAATACTATTAAGAAGATTGGCGAGAAGCGCAACGTCAGAGGAAAGCCTAGTGATGTTTTTAAATTAGTGTAATAAATAATCTATGGAAGAATATCTAGGAGACATTAAATTATTCGCAGGAACATATAGCCCACAGTATTATATGTATTGCGATGGTCAAACATTATCAATTCAGCAATATA